CCATCGGGGTGCCTGCGGAAGTCGGGATGATCGTTGACAAGGCCCGCACCTTCAAACGACGCAATCGTCGTCGGATTGAAGAGGGCGTCCTTGGTGCGCTCCACATATGTCATGATGGAGTCGCGGCTCGGATGCACAGGCACCTCGCCGGGGCCGTAGGACATCCAGCCGACACGAGCGAAGGGGACGTCGTAGCAGACCATCCACCCGTTCTTCATCATCTCGCGTCGAGGCCCGAGGCTCTCGACCGTGAGGAAGCGGCCACCTCCCGGGGGGCCGCGGTCCGCTGTCTGCCAGCTCTTGTCGTGCGTCATTGAGCTCTTCATCTCTCTTTCCTTTCAGTGCTCAGGGAGCACAGGCTCCGGGAAGCAGCGGCAGTTCGGACCGCATCCCGCGTGGTAAGGTTTGGGCATGTCTGTGATTGGTGGCTTGTCCCACCGCACATACACGCCTTCCATCTCTTGGTGCTCCGGCCGCACATCTGCGTCGTGCGCTGTGCGCCAGAGATAGCCCTGCGAGCCAACGTATTGCGCGCGGGCCTGCGTCAGCGTGACGGCAGCGCGGGAGCTCTCTGTACGGGCAATCAGCGTGGCCTTGCTCGCGCTCACCCTGCCCGACTCAAGAATCATCTGCGCGACCTCTTCATGCCTTCGTCCACCGACACGCGCCTCCGTCACAAGCTCATGCACTCGCAACGCTGCCTTGCGAGGAATGGACTGGATAAGGTCCACGTTCTCGCGCATCAGCCGCAGATAGCTTTCGCCCGTGGGCGCGTGCTGTATCTCGGCGTAGAGCGCCCGCGACATCTCACGCGAGTGCTCCTTCCACGCGAGCAGATTCCGCCGCGAGACATCCGCGAGCATGTAGTTCGCGACAGACGCGGCCCATGGCCGTATCAGATCGGCGTACTGATTCAGGATCGCGACAATGGGCGACGGGTCATCGACGCGGCCATCAGGAGCCATGCCCCTCACCAGCTTGTCGATTTCCCGTGCTACTTGTCGGAGTCGCGTGTTATACGACGACTCTGCGGCGCGGGCGAGCGTCCATCGTAGGCGCTTCCCTGTTCGGTCGAGTCTTGCCATCGCCATCCTCGTCATCGTTCGGCAGCTTCGCGGCCGGAGGTTTGTAGCCCGGCTTGCCCACGCCCCCACCGTAGTCCGCGGCGGCGAGGAGCTGCTCCGACATGGGGGGAGCAATCTCATCGTCGGCCGCTTCGATCGACTCGCGCGTGATGTTGGTGTAGATGCCTGTGCGCGCACCCGACTGCTTGAGCTCCTTCATCGCAGTCTGCGCACCGAGGAGGCCTGCTTCCTTCGCGGCTGTGACAGCTTGCGTTGTCACATTGGCGACATCCGCCTTCTCCTTCTCCGACAGCTCCAGCAACGGCCGGAACTCCGTATCGAAGTCCTCGCCGGGGACAACGCCCACGCTACGCGCGATGAGCTTGTACTCGGTGGGCGTGCCATCGCCGAGGTCCTTCTCCTGCCGCGCGAAGATGTTGTCGTAGTAATTGCGCCAATCGCTCTCACCCGACGAAGAGAGGCCTGCCGGGCTCTGCCCGAACAGCCGCACAAGCGGAATGCCCAACGCGCCGGAGACCTGCATACCGAGCTGTTCCAGCGTGCCATTGACGCCCGAGAAGGCGCTTGTCTGCTGGACCAGGAACTCATCCTCCGCATCGATGCAATTGATGCCCTCATTGCTCTGGAACATCCGCATCTGATGCACATAAGACACAAGGCCCTGCATCATCTCGCCACCCGCCGCGACAAGCTGCCGCAGGTCCTTCACCCTCAGCGTGCGCAGATAGGCCTTTGAGACAAGCTGCGCCGCACCCATGCTCGCCTGATCGAAGCCGATCATGCGGTCATAGAAGCGCTCGAAGATGGAGATGCCCCACAGGTTCTCTGTGAGTGCCTGCTGGTACGGCAGCTCCACGCCCACATGCCGAAACAGCACGCGGGAGTAATGGATGACCATGCCGCGCAGGGCAGGGGCGTTATCCTGCACCCTGTAATACTTCGGCATGCCCAAATGCGGGCCGAGGTCTGTCACAAGGTCTTCAAGGGCCGGCGTGATCATCCAGCGGTCGAGGACAGCGAGTCCCTTGAACTGGCCCTTGCCGACGCTCTCCAGCCGGAGTGGCGTGCGCATGTCCTGCCCGTCGATGAGCGCCACACCAATCGCACCGCCATAAAGACGGCCCCACTTGATGACAGCGTTCTTCTTGTCCCAGACCTGCAGGCGGCGCGCCTCCGCTTCGATCTTCGAAGCATCACCCGCATCGAGATCGCCTTTGAGCTCCGCGCCCTTGCGCGTCATGTCATCGGCGATCACATCGACAGCCATCCCTCCGAGCCACGAGCCGCGGTGAATCCACTCCATCAGCAGGCGATTGCGGGTGATGGGATTGAAGCCGTAGGTCGCGCCCTGGAGCGAGTTCTGCGCGCCCATGCCGACGCCTTGCAGGAAATTCACAAAGGAGTCGCGGGTGGCGCCCTTGAAGAGCTTGCCCACCTGGGCCTTCTCTTGCGCGAGCGCTCCCCGCGCCGCCGCTCGGGCGGACACGCGTGATGCCATGTCGATCTCCTTGTTTAGAACACCCAAGCCGTCGGGTTCTGGATGTATTGCCGCATCTCCGCGAGCGTCTGCGGCAGGCGCGGCACATGCGTCGGCGGACCGGGCTGCCACGCGCGCAGGTTCCAATCCCAGTGCGTTTGCGGACCAGCCTGCGTGATGGGAGTACTGCCATCAGCAAAGGTGCCGATGTAGAGCGTGCCGTCACCGCCATACACGCGAGCTGTCGGGTTGATGCGGAAGTCGCCGACCTCCGGGCCACCTGTGCCCTGCGCGACACCGAACCAGAACGCGAAGGGATTGCCAAGCGTCTGATCGATGACGCGCACGCCGACGCTGTGCGTGTCCTGCCCCGTCTTCGCCTGCCAATCGTGCAGATTGAAGCCGAAAGAGCCATCGCTCCAGCTCCAGTGCATGCCCCCGATGCTCGGGCAGCTCGGATTGCGATACCACATCCAGACGTTGTAATCGCCCGTGTAGGTGCCGGGGTCCGTGCCATTCGTCACCGCAATGTTCGTGCCATTGACATCGTTGATGCAGTAGCGCGAATTCATCGAAGCCGAATTGATGTTGTAGGACGAGCCGTTGTCTGTGACAAAGGCGCTCTGCAACAGCGGCACGGTGACAGTGCCGATCGTATCGAGGACTGCCCCCGCGCCCTTCTTACCGAAGATGGCGGCATCCTGCACATTCGCGCTGACATTGACCGTCGCGTGGATCGAGGTGAATGCCGTGACACCCCCGAGGTACGCCGAGATGGCGTCGTCGACCATGAGCATGCGCCGGAGCGTTGTGCCCGGGCCGAGGAAGCAGCCATCGCTCACGGCGTTCTTGACAAAGAGGCCGTCGATGGTGCCGACGTTCGCCGACAGATGCGCGATGCCGTTTGTGCCAATAAAGCCGCACTGCTCGCAATCCATGCCATCGATGTTCGTCGAGCCGGAGTGCTGGCTGATGCAGTGCACGACGTCGCTGCCGGCGGCCAGTTGCGCGTTGTTGAACACGCCCATGACTCGCTTGAGCACGGGATAGAAGCCCGAAGGATCATCGCGGTACGCGACAAAGGGGTTCGGGCCAGCGGCCGTATCGAGCTCGGTGAAGATGATGTCTTGATAGAGCTGCGACTGCGAGACGCTGTGGTGAATCGTGCCATCGCGGATCAGCATCTGCTGTGCGGTGCCGACGCCCATCTGCAAGGCGTTGTAATGCGAGAGGAATCTCTTGAGCTCGATGCCACCCGCGCCGATGTTATTCGGCAGCGTCACCGAGTCGTAGCAGGAGATGCCTGCCTCGTAGCGCGCGATCTCAATCAGGTGCGCCGTCGGGTCCGCCACCTTGATGTACACGTTCGTCGTGGCCGTGATGCGCGAATCGCAGAACCAGCCTCCATTTGACTCGAGATCGTTGAGGTCATCTGCGAAGCGGGGCCGGACGCTGTCGAGCCACAGCCCAAGAAGCTCGGTGCTCGTGGGGTTCGGGTTGTCACGCGTCCACTCCAGCGTCCAGATGTCGTTGAACGGCGGCAGGAGCGTCCATCCCGTTGCAATATCTGCACCGTCCATCACGGGCGGCGCTCCCGCGCCGTAGGTCGCAATGCGCACAGCCACATGGCTGACATCGGGAATGTAGCCGCGCCAGTAGCTGCCTTGCGCGAGGCCGACGCTCTGGTTGTTGGTGAGCACGGGCAGGCGAGCAAGCGTTTTGAAGGCCGTCTGCGCGCTCTGCCCGTTGTTCGCATCGTTGCCGTTCACCGAATCCACAAAGTATGTGAACGCGGCCGGAGCAGGCGTAGGAGCCGGCGTCGGGGCGGGGGTCGGTGCTGGCGTGGGTGCGGGAGTCGGGCCGGGAGAAGGAGCAGGCGTCGGGCCGGGTGCAGGCGTGGGTGCGGGAGTCGGTGCCGGAGCTGCGAACTGCGCAGCCACGCGGTACTGATTCCCATTCGTCGCGACAATTGTGAGATAGCCGTCAGGCACGACAGGAGCGCCGCCTGCTGTGTATACAGGCGCTTCGCCCGACCCACCAAACTCCGCCCAGACCATGGGCTCAATGCTCGCGAGACGCCAATAGGTGCCATCCGACAGCTGGAGGCCGATCTTGTTGATCTCGTTCGCATCTGTCGTGCTGAAGCCGAGGCGAGCGGCCTCCGTCATGAAAAGCCATTGGTGCGGCACATGCACATCGCCCGCTGGCGTGAGCCCGTGGTCTAGCATCTTTGTTCTCCTGTTCTTCCTAGCTGCGCGTCAGCCGATCTTCCACGAGGTGCCATCGCAGAACGCAGGCACGATGTTCGAGCCCGAGCCTGCGATTGCAGTGAGGAAGGTTGTGGCTGTCGCGTCTGTGACCGTCGCGCGTGCGCCTTTGAGTGCCGAGTTACAGGTCTTTAGCTGTGCGAATGTCTGCGCGCCAAGCACAAGCGCTGTGCCCGGATATGCGCCTCCTGTGCCCGTATTCACTTCGACCACGCCCGCCGCGGTTCGCGAGAGTTGCGTATCCATGCCCACGGTGATGTCCGTACTCGGCGTCCAGCCATAGCCACCCGCGCCCGGCACATGCGTCGCGAGATTGAATCGATCCACGCCGAACTTGTGATTGCCTGTGCCATTGGTGCTCAGGACAAGTGTCGAGCTGCCGTTGTCTTGCCACGCCCATGTGTTGCCATTCATGGCGAGGGAGAACACATCGGCCAGCGTCAGCTGTCCGCCACTGACGCTGGAGCCTGTGATACCGCCGAATGCGCCTGCGTTGTTGTACTGCACAGTGCCTGACGCGCCGCCAGGGCTCCCACCTCCACCCGTCGCGCTGAGCGTGCCGGAGGAGTAGGAGAGGCCCGAGCCAATCGTGACCGCGGCCACAGTGCCCGAGCCATTCGCGCGCAGGATGCCGGACACTGTGCCCGCGCCGCCTTGTGCTGCCGGGAGCACGCCCTGCGTCTGCGTGGCGAGATTCACAAGCGTCAGCGCGCCCGCTGTCGGCAAGATCGCGGCCGACAGGAAAGCGATGGCCGCAGCCGTCGCGAGGAAGAGCTTAGTACCGATAGAAGGCTTCATGCGAGTCTCCGGCCTGTGGGGCGTTGGTGTAGGTGATGGTGTTGCCTGCGAGGACATAGTCGACGCCAGCCTTGCACATGATCCCGTTGAGGAACAGCTGCAAGCTCGCGCCGCTGGGGGCGTTCACAAGCGTGTAGACATGATTCGCGCCATTGATAAGGCCTGCGGGGACTTCCGCATCCGCGAAATTGACGCCCCCGCCGCTGATGACGTGCTCGGTGCCATCGGGGTTCACCAGCTTCCCACTGCCGTCGTTGGCAAGGCGAATCATCCCGAGGCTGAGGAGCTCCTCCAAGATAGGGGAGGGGCTGTGTTCTGTGCGTAGTGGCATGGGCTCTCCGTTACGCGTGCACAAGCAGCGCGAAGGTGCAGTAGCTCATCGCCACCGCGCAAATGAAAAGGGCCGCATTCGCGGCCCACGATTTGAACATGCGGTTCTCCTTTTGCTAATCCCTGAGCACGCGCCGCCGCAGAGGGCCGCGCACCTGCTCTGCGCTCTTACGTACTCTTTCTCCGACGCTCGGAGCCAACGGGATTTTTCAGCCAGACCTTGCCGTGCTTTTTCAGCCAAGTCCAGCCACCGAGCTTCGCCGTCTCTCCCTCTTTCAAGGCGAGTAGCTTGGCTGCGTGGTGGGGAAAGCGCGAGCGCAGCTGCCCGGGCGTCAGCGCCGTGTGCCCCGGAACGCTCTCTTCAGACTTCGCACTTGACGCCGACCCGCTACCAAACTTCCCATCATCACGGCGAGGATGCTTGCTCTCGTCCCAGCCGGCGTCGTGGACATGAATGTGGATGTTGCGCTTCATCAATCGAGCTCCATGAGTTCGTCGGCCGAGAGCCAGCGCCCAGCCACATAAGCCGCTCCGACGAGTGCGACAGCGATAAGGCCCGCGTAGGCCTCGGGATGCGTTGCGAGCCAGCTCATTTGCATTCCCTTCTTGCGCGCTGCCTGCTGCGGCCTGTGCCAAGCACAGCCTCCGCGCCCAAGCACGCGACATTGAATAGCGGCAGCGCCTGTATTTGGGCCTGCTTCGCTGCATCGCCGGGCGCGAGCCTGCGGGCCAGCGCCTCGTCGTATTCCTTCGCCCGGACGCCCGTGAAGACCTGCGCGAGCGTCTTGCCGCCTGAATTGGGAGCGACCATGTGCTGGGCTCCTACTCGAACAAATCCTGCAGGTCGCGCTTGCCGTCCGCGACCTCTAGCAGCGCTTCCCACAGCTCGTCAGGCGCGAGGATGAGGAAGCCCGCCACAAGGCCCAGCACCTCGTTGCTGAATTCGAGCTTCGCCTGCTCGGTGCCCGTCATGTGCAGCTTCTGCCGCGCATTGAGGAGACGCCGCACGCGCTCGCGCATCAGCGCCTTGGATTCTTCGCTCAGCTTCATGTGTGCTCCTTCGTCGATGATGGCGCCTGTCGGTTCGCCAAAGCTCACAGCTCTCTCCCTGCCGGGCATCCCTCATAGCACGCGAAGGGCGTGCCAGGGCGCAGCTTCGACATATCCCGTATGCACTTCGGGCAATGCGTCATCGCAGGCGCGATGCGCACCTCGTACATCGCCATTGTTGGCTGGAGGAATTCCATCGTGGGGCGAGGAGGGCTTTCTCCGGGCACATAGAGCGGCTGCTCCATGATCGGCAGCGCGTGAATGTTCAGGTAGGGAGCCATCATCACTCACGTCCTCCAGTAGAAGGCGAAGTGTGCGCCATATCCGTACGCCTCGAACCAGCCGAGGATGCCCTCGCCATCCTCGAACGCGTAGACGCTGCCCGGGTACTGCATGAGGCGGCTGAAGTCGATTTGTGCGGTCATGGCTCCTCCTTCGGCACAGCCTTGACGAGAGCCGGACGCAGCGCATCACGCAGATCGATGTACGGCCCCGGAGGCGGCAGAGGGCTCATGTCGAGCGCTTCTTGCGTCTGCCAGCACTTCATCCGATTCGCGCCGATGGCGTTGAAGTACTGCCCCGACTTGCGCAGCCGCAGCTCATCATCCCATGCCATGCCGAGCGTGCGTGGATAGATGTCGTCGTTCGCGCAGCCTGTCATGCCCGGCATCACAAACCAGCGCCACTCGTCGTTGCCCGATGCGAATGGTGATGCTCGCGCGAACTCCGGCGTCTGCATCTCCTCGTACTGCCTGTGCAGTGACATCGCCGCGAGAGCGCCTGTGCTGTAGACGGTGGCTGTCATTCCTTCGGCACCTCGCGCTCCAAATGGATAAAGCGCACGCCGGCCTTGCCCACGACAAAGCCGCTGTCACGGATGAACCAGCCGGAGGGGATGGCCTCGTAGACCGTCTTGAGGTCGCTCTCCGCGAATTCGATTGTGACATCCTGCAACAAGCGAGCTCGCTTCACTGTGGCGTTGCCGAGTGCGGCCATCCGCGTTTCTAGTGCTTTGAGCTGCTGGTATGCCTTGCTCATGTCATTCTCCTTGGAGACGTCGGCACAGCGCGCGCGAGCGCTGCCCATGTGGCTGCCTTCGCCGCCTCCATTGCCTTGGCGTCTGCCCTAGCTATACGCGCCCATGCACCAATCGCGCCTCCGCGCGTGATGTAGCCATCGAGGCCGTAGCGGATCGCATCCCAGCAGTGGTTGTTCGCGTCGACGACGACAGGCAGCACAAGCGGCTGGCCTTCCGCGTCCCGCTGATTCTTGTCGACCTTGTAGCGCCACATGTACGCTTCCTCAGCCGTCTTCTTGCATCGCGGATGGATGATGATCTTCCGATAGCCACGCAGATGCGCGATGCCATCCTCGACGCTCCCCTGCCACTTCTCAGCAGCCGAGATGCTGAAGCCCTGCCCACGCACATGCGAGATTGTCTCCGGCCGCGCGCTGTCCGCTTTGATGGGCCATGACCGAGCCCCCGGCACTCCCTCGAACTCGAGATTGGGTGTGTGATGGCTCTCGCCTCCTTCATAGAAGCGCTCCATGTCTGTCACTTCCACATGATGCCCATACGCCTCATACTCGATGTAGAGGTCGTACAGGATCTGCCCATCAGCATATTTGTCGACAGGCAGCCGGAAGAAGCGAATGAGTGTGGAGGGGTCATCCGCGAAGCCGAAGTCGGCACCGAAGAGCAGCCGCTCGGCCTTCTTGTACAGATCGTCCGGGAACTCCTCCACCACATACTTGTCGCGCAGGATGATCGCATTCGAGCGCTTGCGGGGCTTGCCCTCCCAGATGTGCTCGTAGAGGTCGTAGTTCGTCCGCTTCATGCGCTCCATCTGTGCACGGAGCGGCGTATGATCAAACCACGGGTTCTGGTCGTAATTCACCTCGTGGACGAATGCCTCACCGCGCGCCACATCCCCGTTCGCGATGAGTGACAGCGCGAGCTGGTGGATGGGATCGCTCTCTTCGATGACGTTGTAGATGGCCCATATCTCGGAGCCGGGCTTGCGGATTGTGGGCTCCAGTGCCTCTAGGCTCGCCATGGATACAGACTGCGCCTCCTCGATCAGACAGATGTCCACATCTTCTGTCGAGCGGATGCCCTGCTCGTTGTTGTGGAGGCCCTTGAAGATGAATTCCGACCCGATGCGTGGGCATTTGATTGTCTTCTCTGTGACCTCGAACCAGCCCTCCAGCCCGAGCCTGTAGATTGTGTTCTTCAGGAGCTTGTGTGACGAATCCGCGATGCTGTTCTGGTACTCGCGACAGCACAGCACACGCAACGGCATGACAGACGCGAGCCGGATGAGTGCTTCCGCTGTCCCCCACGACTTCACAGAGCCCCGGCCTCCCTTCGCGATCTTCCACCGGCACTTCTTGTAGTAGAAGTCGGAGATGGGATGGCTCCTATCGAGCACTACAGACGGCACCTCGCGTGGCGTGGGCGGCTCGTTGAGCTCGTCCTCATTGTCACGGCTGGATTCGTCTGCGAGGGCGGCTGCCGCCTTCTCCGCTTGGAGCGTCGCCGCCTGTAACATTGTCACCTTGCGGCGGCGTGCCTTCTCCGCCAGTGCCAGTACCAACGCCTGCTTCGGCGGCAAGCTGCTTAATGAGCGAGTCGAGATCATTGTCGCTAATCCCCTGCACAGTTTCCACAGACGAGAGCTTCGGGGCGTAGTACGGAGCGGCTGCCTTGGCCGCTTCCTTCCTGTCCTCGATTGTCAGCTCCACCCACTCCTCCTCCACAATCAGCTCCCCGTGCTCGTTGAGCCCCTTGTACTTCAACATGCGCTGGGGCATTCCCCGTGCCATGTCGAGGAGAATCTCATGTGGCAGTGCTCCTGTGCGGGCGGCTCTCTGTATGGCGTCCTGTGTGAGACGCATGCCCGGGCCACGCTCGCCCCTTCTGCGTACTGTGCTGTCCGACGATGTTACATTGCTCATTTATCTCGCTCCTCGCGTTTCATACTTTGCAACGCGACTCTTCCCCGCGCCTCCGCGCGTGACCTTATGTGTGCATGTGGCAGTGCTCATGTGGATTGTTACATCCCCTGCGAGCACTCTCATGTGCACAGCAAAAAGCCCCCGGGCTCATCACACCGGGGGCTTTCTTTCACTCTTGGCTACTTGCTTACATGAACATGTGGGGTTCTCCCACGAGAGCTTTCTACATGATGGCCTCCTTTGTTGTCACGATGTGCCAGCTTTGCCGAAAAGGTCGCGCTATCCGCGCTAGCCGCGCTTCCGTCTGGTCGGAGCCGGGGCTGCCGGTGTGGCTGTCACAGGGCTGCTCTTTGTCGACCTGCCTTGGGCGTAGTCGATTGTGTGCTGGTCGAGGAAGCCCGTGCCTGTGAGGAGCGGATTGCCCGGCTTGGGTGCGCCATCCTTGTCCCAGTGCGGACCGGGAACAGCTGTGACATCCGGCGTGGGCGTTTGCACCTGATCGCCCGGCCGGCGCATCGGCGCTCCCACAAGCTGCTTCATGGGGTCGTGCTTTTCGTGGCTCATCTGTGCTTCTCCTTGCCTGCGGGCAGGCGAATCGGTTGTGGCTGTTGCACGGTGCGAGGAATGTGTGCGCAGTGCCTCGCTGCCTTGCACGCCCCGGGCAGCTCGCATGTGTTGCAGGGGTAGAAGTCCGGCATCGGCCCCAGGCGTCTGTCCATGCTGTGCTGCCCTCCTTTGCTGCTCAGTGATGGCCGGATGCCCCTGTGGGGCGTTGAGCTCCGGGATGGGCATTTCGCTTCAAGCAGCCTCTGCTTCCGCGCTTACGAAAGGACTTGAGGAAGACGTTTGGACTGGCCGTCCCGCTTCGCCGCGGTAGCTAACACGCACGGCTTCCCTTCGCTCGCAGCCCCCTTAGAACACCCGGCCATCGAGAAAGCCGCCTGCGTACCCCGCGCACTCGTGGCCGAGCCTGTGAGATTTATGCGGGAGGCGGCTTTCTCGATGTCCCTGTGATGGAGATATACCCTTTGAAAAGGAGCTCTGGCGCTATGGGCGAGCGCCAGAGGCTGGTGCGGAAATGCGGCTGCATGGCCCGGCGCCAACAGTCGCCCGACCAGGAGCTGGGCTTGGCCGGAGGTGCCCCTCCCAGCTCGAACCACGCAGCGATGCACGCCCCACGCTGCCACCAGCTCGCGCAGGAATCCAGACAAAGAAAAAGGCCCTCTCGGGGCCTCTTGGAAAGCGCTAGGGGCACTTTGCCGACTAGCTAATGGGACGCGAATATAGATGAGCTTGTCGCATTTTGCAAACCTCGCCCGAAATTGCCATTGCGGACCTCAGTCGAAAGCGCCTGTGATTCCCGCCTGATCGAAGATGTGGGCGAGGTCTGTCCAGCCGGAATCCTCCTCCTGCTCCAGATAGCTGCGGATCATCTCGCGGTGCGCGCCTGCTGTCGCGAGCACCACCTGCCCGATGCGGGCGATGTCTGTGAGCGACATGCCCCCATTGAGGAAGTAGTCCTCCACAATCGCCACGCGCATTGCCGGATTGGTGGACAGGCCACGCTTGCCCGGCTGCCGTGTCACATCCGCGACAAGCTCCAGATGCTTGCAGACCTCCACGACTGCCTGCGCCCACACAGGCCTCCTGCGCCACCCACAGCAGCATGGCGAGCCGCAGGCACATCTGTCATAGGCGCGCGCTGTACGGGCCGCGAGGATGTCTTGCCTGTGGCGCTCCAGACGGCCGAAGTGGGCCAATATATGGCCCGCTAGGAAGGCTCCCGCGAGGCCCTTGGGGGATGGAGGAGGAGCCATCGTTCGCGAGCGCCTTGTCTTCAGCTCAGCGCTCAGCAGGCTTTTGACGAACTCCATCAGCTCCGGGTCGTCCCTGTACTGCCGCAAGAGCCGCTTGCGCGCTGTCTGCGATACCTTGCGCGGGAGATGGCTCATCTGCGCGAGGATCGATGACATCACAGAGGTCTTCGCGTGGCCCTCGAAATTGAGGGCGAATTCGAGAGCCTTGCGCGTGTCGTCAAAGTATGTGCCCGTCTCGGGGGCCTCGGAGGTCATGCCGCGAGCGTTCCTTCGATGTCTGTGGGCTGATCGCCGAAACGGAGCATGCCCGCGCAGCGCATCTGGTGTGCCCACCCGGGGTACTCATTCACAAGGATGCCCAGTAGATCGGGCTCCACATAATTCGGCCCCTTGATCCACTTGCCGTCCGGCTCCTTGTCGATGAGGCCCGTCTCGGGGTTGGCCTTGCTCAGGTTCGAGTTCTGCGTCTCCGCGTAGCCCTTCGCGCCGGGGAAGCCCGCCGAATTACAGAAGCCGGCGTTGGTCACGGAGAGGTCGCATGTGTCGTCGAAGAGCGCCTTCGCATCGCCCGGCAGCATCCTGTGGTCGCCGATGTCATGCTCCTTCAGCAGATTGCGGATTGCCTTCGACCAATGACGCATCAGCTCGCCGTGCCTGCGCAGATCGATGGAGAGCGCGACATTGCGGGGCACTGTCACATCGCAGTGATGCGCGACCGCCAACCCCAGATGCTGGAACATCTCGCCGAGCTCTTCAAGATCGAGTGCGCCGTAGAGAATGACGCCATTGTGCAGCCTCGGGGCTGCCGGGATGCGCTGTCGGCTGCGCCGCATGACATCTTCCTGCAGGTCCCAGATGTCGACGCGGTCGTCGGCCGCTGCCACGGCATCTGCGGCCTCGATCATGCGCTTGGCTTTCTGCAAGCGACGGCCCGCTTCGAGGCAGTAGAAAGCGGCTCCGGCCAACAGGAGCAGGCTTGCGGCGAAGAAAGCTGCCGGGATCATGCTACGCTCCTTTCGTACGACGCTGCGTTGGAGCCGTGCTCGCGCACCTCGACCGAGCGCACACGCACCGCGTTGTACTCAGGCGTGAAGCGCAGCCAATCCTCCGCGAGCTCGAAGGTCATCTTCGCGAAGGCCTCGCAGCCCACATGCGGCACGACAATCACCTGCGCAATGCCGAGAGCGCCGAGGTTTTCCAGCACGGAGAGCTGTGGGTCATCCATCGCGACGATGAGCTTGTGGTCGAAGAGCTCGACCAGCGACTCCTTGAAGCCCTTGAGTGCGCCGAAGTCGACCACCCAATTACGGATGTCGAGCGTCTCCGACTCGAACTTCACAGAGATCGCGAGCGCATAGCCGTGAATGCATCGGCAGTGGCTTTCAGCCCTCCATTGCCTGAATGCGGCGGATAGGCCGAGGTCGTGGCCGTAGGTCTTGGTGACTGTGTACATGAGCTCCTCTGAAGCAGACAAGAAAAAGGGGCGCATAGCGCGCCCCTAGTTATACGACCTCTTTCTCTTTCAGCCAAAGGGCGACGGCCCCGGAGCATCACGCCCGCGCTGCACGCCGCACGCATCGCAGGCGACAAGATGCTCCGGCAGCCCCGGACGATGGCACGCGGCGCAGGTCCATGTGCGGCCTCCTGTCGCGCTGCGCGTTGCCACGACAGCGAACACCTCCTCATCGGCTCCCGAGGCCTTGGCACGATTATGTGCCTCCTCGATCGCATCCCAGACGTTGGCGTAGTCGTCCGTCCATGAGACGGTGCCCGCAGGGGCATGCAGCTTCACATCGAACATCATGATGTCTTCCTCCTCGCTTTCGCTTTGGGGTGCGGCGGCGGAGGCTCGACCTCTGTCCATGCCTGAACGCGCGGAGCGCCGGGGATGGATAGATCACGAGCGGGGCTGCCGCCATCGTCGCCTGCTGTGAACCAGACAGGCCACGCTCTTTGCGAGAAGATGCATTCCCCTCGCTCGACAGAGCCGTTCGAGAGCGCGAGCCAGACGACCACGCTCACAAGGCCCTTGTTACGGGCAGGCGGGAGCTCCTTGAAGTGCCCCAGCTCGTCCGCGAATCGCCAGCGCAGTGTGCGCTGTTGGTGTACAGAGCTGCTCATGTCTTGAGACGCTTTGCAGCGTCCTCCCATGCTCGCGAGGCATTCGCGCCGCTGCCCAGCGCTTCAGGGCCGTTGTAGACCGTCCAGCGCTGATCTGATCCCACAGCGCTTTTGGCTCGTTCGACAACAGCCGACGGGTAGGAGCGCTTGACGCGATCCTTGGGCGTTGTAGATAGCCCGCTGAAGAAGGTAGGCTGGCTCATCGGCACACCGCTTCCTGCAACGAGAGCGCCAGCATGACAGCTCCCGCTACGAAAAGGATGATCGCGGCCAGCATCATCTTATTGGCTCTCATGCGTCAGCTCCCGCGAGCGCCTTGAAGGCCTCCTCCTTGAAGCTCTCGCCCCGGCCGAACCATGCGCTGTCCATGCGCGTGTCGAGCGTGCGGCCCATCTCGTGGTCCACATATTGCGTGACAGCGTTGAACAGGCCCCACTTGGTCTGCCTGCGGCCCGGCTTGTTCGCGCCGAGTCCGGCCCCGTTGAACAGCTCCAACACGCGGCCAACGCTGCGTGCCTCCTGCTCTTCGGGCTCGGCCTCCGCCACTTCATTGAGGTAGCTGAGGTCACCGCCGACCCAGTCGAGCGTGGGCTTGGCCTTGGCTTCCTTCTTCACGACGCCGAAGATGCCGTTGAGGATGTCGAGGGCTTCGTCGAGCACGATGGGCTCCTCGGACATCATGCGTGCGTGGTGCAGGAAGCGCTCATATTCGCCCCTTGCGAGGCCCAGAGAGCGCTTGACGGCCCGTTCATCGAAGACAGAGCGATGCGATACAACAACGCCCTTTGCCTTCTCCCGCAGCGCCACAGCCATCGTATTGGCGCAGACGACGACCGTGGAGCATTCCTTCACGACCGTCTTCATGCTCGCATCTAGGCTTGTGGCGAAGAGGAGCTGATTGATGACTTGATCGCCCTTCTTGCCTCCGATGGTCTCGACCTCGCCGTTGGTCGCCATCGCCCACAGCTTGCGGCCTCCGCGCAGCACGCCGGCCGTGTGAATATACCAGCCCTGCTCCTCCGTCATCTCGCGGAAGAATTCGAGCACCTGCGCGGGCTGCACGACCTTGTAATCACGGCCAACGATGCCGAGGGGCTCGCCTGTGTCACTGCGGTAAAGGACTTTGTGTGATTCAACCTTGCGCATGACGGGCAGCCCGAGCTGCGGACTGGGTTTGTTGTAATCGGCGTACTGCACAACCGTTTCTTTCGCCTCCCAGTCCATGCCCGCCTCTTTCATCCAGACGCCGATGCTCGCGCCCTTTGTCACGCTCTGGCCGAGGCCGTGCCAGGGCGTCTCGCCCACGAAAGCCATCTCGGCTTTGCCATTGGTGCGGATGCTCAGTTCATGTGCCATGTTATTACTCCTTTGATTCGGTGTTGAATAGCTCGCGCTCGTGATGTGCGAGGAATTCGTTGTCCCATGCGAAGATCAGCGCGCGATTCTCCGGCAGTCGAAGATTGGGAGGGTCGCAACGCTTGATTACATTAGCGCGAAAGATCGCGAGACCAGCGCATTGCTGGTTGGTGATGACGTGGCAGTGATAGGTCTGGTCGTTGTGGCCCAAGCGCACGAACTCCTGTGGCTCATGGCCCCCAAGCCACCCCGGCACACTGTCACGCCGCCACGGACAGTCTGAGCAGGGCGTCTTGTGCTGCTTCTTTGACGCCCTGCCCTCGTCGCTACTAATCAGCTTGCCGCGTCGGTGGCTCATGTGCTCCTCAGCGGTTCGCCGTCGGCGTGCCAGCGCACGAGGACGGGATTGCGGTACAACAGCTTCCGGCCTTCGGCCACTGCCGCCTTCTTCGTCCTATACCAGCGATCCACGCGCACATCGTGCGTAGACAGCATGCACCCGACGCCCCACGGATACGCGCGGCCCGGGTAATCCTGCCAAGATACAGGAACTGGCTCTTTCTTGGATGCGACGTTCGAGAGCATCTAGTCACCCTCCATTGAAAGCATGAGAAGGACGAAATGAGGCACATCCCTGATCATCAGAGAACGCGCACGGTGTTGATCAAACTCGACGCCATACGCGGAAAGGAAGGCCGCAAAAGCAGTCCCATTCGCATCATCACTCACGCCCTCATCAGACATGAATTTGATGTAGATGGTCGAAGGAAGATGATCCTCATCTGGCTCATCTCCCTCAATCACGACGTCGAAGTCATGCCCGGTATCAAGCCCGGGCACCTCTGAGAGCGCCTGAAATATGCGCTCATATTCTGCATCTGTCATGGCAGCTCCTTACAGCGAGAGCTCGACCTTCGCGCCGGCCGCAGCACGCAGGCCTTCGAGAGAGCCCAGCGTGAAGGCGAGCGCGAGCTTGTCGTCCTTGCAGACCCATTCGCGCAGCGTCTGGATGGTCTCGTCGGAGAACTCCTTCGGCACATCCTTGCCCGCCTCCTTCATCTTCTTCAGGAGGTCGGCCGAGACGGATGTGCCGAGCTTCGCGATCTGGGCATCTGTCAGCGCGCGCAGCTTGAGCTTCTTGCCTTGCTTGGCGCGCTTGACATTGATGGCCGCATTCTTCACCGCGGCCACGCCACCCTTCTTGTTCTTCGCGGCCTTCGCCTCGGCAACAAGGCGCTTCTGCGCCTCCTTGTCGCCCTTGGCGTTCTTCGCAATGACCTTGGCCGTCTGCTTGCCGATTTGGCCGGACTGCACAGCATCCTTCAGCGAGTCGTCGGCTTCGAGGAGCGCGAGCATCTCGGTGACATGCGGCACAGCGCGGCCCACAGCCTTGCAGATGTCTTTGATGGACATGCCCTTGATACCGAGCTCCGGCCAGCCATCTTTGAGCTGCTTGTAGCCTGCTGCCTCTTCGAGCGGCAGCAATGGCTTCTGGCCGACGTTCTCCGCGATCATCGCGATCTTCGACGCCTGGATGTCCTGCGCCTTGTCCAGAATCTTCGCGGGGATGCCCACAGGAAACTGGACGCCGCGCTTCATGTTGAACCAGACAGAGGTCGTGCGACGAGCGCCGTAGCGCACGACGAACTCCTTCTCGACCTCCTCGCCGGGCTTGTCCAGCGGATTGGTGAGGAAGCGCAGCGGGCTGTCCTTCGGGATGCGCTGGACGCCGATCTCTTCATGCAGACCGCCGCCCTCGGGATCGCGCTCGACCTCATGCTTGATCGAGTCGGCGAGCTCCTCGATGTTGCCCATGTCGATGCGATTGTTCCACGCCGGGTCGATGACGACACAGCGCGGGTCGAGGAAGAACCGGCTGGACCGCTTCAGCACGCCGGCCGCTTCCTTGCGGACAACGGCTTCGGTCGTGGTGGTTTGTGCAGCATTCATTATTGAATCTCCGTTGATTGATGAAAGGTACGCCCCATGCGCACCAGATAGCCCCGCACGCGAAGCTATCGGGAGGATCACGAGGTCTTTTCGCCGATGTCGGGCTGTTTGTGCCGCTTGAACATCCGATGCCATGCAATCACGCGTCGGCAGTTCTCGCAGGTGTAAACCTGCCCCTCTTCAGCCATCACAACTGGCTCTGCTGCATCGCCTGAGTCATATGCATCAAATGCGAGGCCGCAAACCGTGTATTCATTGCCATCATCTGCGTGAACAACAGGCCCAGCCTTCACAGCGCCACCGCCTCTTCGCCCTGCTTGAAATACGGAATCCACTGGTGATTCTTATCCCAGCGGCCGTTCTTGCTGAGGTATGCGTTCATGCGCGCGAGCGCGAGCGCGACATCCCCAGGCTTCTCCGGGCTCTCGTCTCCGAGGTAGCAGAGATTGACAGGCGACACCTCGTAGATGTGCTGCGGGTCGCGAGCGTGGCTGCCATCGTCCCATTCGCATCTCGCTTTGAAGAACCACGTGGCGTGGCCCTTGTAGGTCGCGTGGCCGATGGCGACGATGTCGATGACCTTGCCACCATTCTTGTGCCCGATGTTCAGGCGGCGGCGTTCGGGAGCGGGCAGGTGCCCGAGCGTGACGGGTGCGTTCATGCTGTCACTCCTTCGGGAAGTGGGTGTTGATGTACTCGTCGATACGCACGAGTGTCGTGCTGATGACTGTGAGCGATGCCTCCTCCAGTAGCTTGCGCATCTGCATCACCTCCTGCTCCAGCGCCCACTTGTCGCGCTCAAGGTCGATGATGCGCTGGAGCTTGTTCTCGGGCGGCTTGCCGAGATGATCGAGGTCGAAGTACTTGCCTTTGTCGGGCAGGCCTTCATACCCCGTCGTGTCGCCGAAGCTCCACATGCAGCGATGTGCATCCCACCAGAACTTCTTGTGCGTGCCGGGGAAAAGGCGCTGAAGCATGTTGGTAGCCTTCTGCGCAATCTCCTCAGCATGCGCGAGGTCTGTGGCTCCGCCATGCTTGTTGGTCCGGCCGCGCGGCAACTTGCGCGGCGATTCGAGCTCGATCCACACCCAATTGGTGCGCGGCTCTTCTTTGAGGTCGGATTTTCTTGCTTGTGCCATGTCAGACCTCCACTATCGCTGTCGCCCACCACGTGCCGTCGGCGTTGAGCACGACCTGCATCCCCGTGGTGCCGACCTCGAACGTCATCTGAGAGCCGTCGGCATCTTGTCTGCGCGGCTCCAAATTGGGTTTGCGGCTTTTCATGTATGCGAGGATGAAGCTGCGCGCCAACACTGTGACGACGGCTCCTGTGCGCTCGCCATGTGGGTACCGCTCTGCGCTGATTTGCGCTGCTGTCTTTTGTCTTGCCATTTTCATCTCCATAAAGTGCGCGCCATGCACGAGGCTGGGAGCGCAGACGCTGCGGGATTGCAGCCCATAGCGCTCGCGTGAGCAAGCGCTAGGCGGCTGGAATCTATTTGAGAGCGGCATCCAGCAACGCGCCCAGATATTTGAGCGGCACGCGCTGATGCGTGTTGGAGAGAAGTGCCATCTGCCGCCTGCGCAGAGAATCGCTCCCCGGCCTGAGGCATCGCAGTGCCTCCCGTGCTCGCTGCACCTGCTCTTCCCACTCAGGATGCTCAGGGCCTTTAATGAAGTGGGGATTCTTTTTCGTACTCATGCTGCCTCCCACATCTCATTTGCGAGGAAGGCCTTGAGGCTTTCTGTGCTGACGCTTCGCATGTTGCCAAAGTCGTCCATCACGTAATGGCGGGAGACGGTGCGCGTGCTGTAGGCGCTGAGCAGAAACCAGTGCCAGTAGATGCTGCGGCGGATACTGTGGGGATTGTTCATGAGAGCTCCTTGGTTGGTGCTGCGATGTGCAGGACGTTTCAGGGGTGATGCGTTGCGCATCTCAAAGCGCCATCGTGGCTGTTGGCGCTTTGAGATGGCCTCGTGTGCTGAGGCCTCTGGCATTCGCGCTTCGCTCATGAGGTCGTGCGCGGCAATGTGTGATTGATTCGCTCGCGTTGAGAAGCTGCTTAGGGCGCCGTCGCGGCGTTGCTCTCTCGTCTCTGGGTGCGTATCACCCACGCGGCAGGGTTCTCTCCTGCTAGGGGCCTGCCCGGGGGCAGAAGCCATCGTCGATGCGATGCCCAGATTTTAACCTAAGGTTAACTGGGTCTGCAAGCATTATTTTTCGTTGGGAATCAACAGTTTACAAGCGATTTTCCGGGCCTTTCCCTCTGAGAGCCCTTTAATTGGGGAAAAGGCGCTGAATTTCGTCCCGGGCCTCCGCGATCCGCAGAGCGTGGCGCTGCACCTTTTCGACAGGAGCCATCGGCTCCGCAGAGCGCGAGCGCCACTCATTCCAGAACAAGACGATGTGCGCACGAATCCAGAAGCCCATGCGCACAGCGGGCTCCATGTACATCATGTAGAAGTCGCGCAGCATTAGATGCCTTTCTTCGCGAAGCGCACAGCCACTTTATCGAGCTCCGCGCGCACAGCATCGATCTCTTCCCGGCGCTCGTGCCACAGCGCATCATCCACATACTCCACGATGTGCCGCGTGACGAGCTCCCGCAGATAGACAGGGTCCAACGCGTCGAGCTCCCATGATTCGTCGCCGTAGCGCAATGAGTACTCGCGAAAGCGCGAGTCTGTGATCTTGGCCGGATTAGGCGGTGGATTCTGCTCGTCGATCTGATTCATCGTGAGCGCGATGCGCCGCAGATTAAAACAGCTGATGTCGGAGAACTCGCCATAGATGAACATCTCGAAGCGGTCATCGAGGTCACGCGTCATGTCGATTCCCGAGGGATCATGATCGCCCAGATGGAGGATTGTGACCTCCTGCCCGGCCTCGATTGCCGGCACCACATGCTCCAGCGCCATCTCGCGCACGATGGAGACGCTCGGATAGCCTCGGGCCGCGAGCAACGGCACATCCCACTCGCGGCAGACACTCTCCAGCACGCCCGCGAGCGCGGCCTTCTCTATGATGACAAAGAGCCGATTGTGCTGGTGCTGCCACATATCCATATGGAAGCTGCGCGCGCAGATGTCGATGATCTCGGCTCCCGAGCCCCACCGCGGCCGGGATTCGATTTCCCTGTTGCGATCCTCGATTGCGTCCCAGTCGATGTAGCCGCCAAGCCGCCCCATATTGATGATGCGCTGCGTCTTCGCGTAGCTCTTCTCGGTATTGGGCAGCCCATAATGTGCCACAAGCTGATAGTACACCTGCCGGACAGACAGCTTCAGGCCCTGCGCCTGATAGCGCCTCACAATCTCGTTGACGCGATCGAGAAAGCCTTTGGTCTCGGGGTCCGGCGTCCACTCCTCATAGCGCTGTCTCATTTTGTGTGCTCCATGCGCGGCAAGACAATGTGTGCGAGGCCCGAGGCCGCGTAGCCCGGGAATGCCTGATCAAATATGGCGGCGATGTTCTGTGCATTGTTGGCGACAAATTTGGCCGTCATCGGCACATGAATGTGCCGAGCGATGCCCTTCACATGTTGCACAAGAAGATCGGCGAGGAGCGCATAGGCGGCACTGCGCTGTACTACAACAAGCTCCGACCAGCCGTGTCGCTTCATGAAGGATTCGACAGGAGCCCAGTTTTGACGGAGCCCCAACATTCGCTTCAAAGGGATCAGCCCCACCCCAGCCCCATCCCTGCTCCCGATCGCGGCTTGTAGGGCCGTTTCTACGCCTACGGCCCACATGTCCAGATCACGGACAGGGGCCGAGCGGCTCTGTTCGAGCAAGGCGAGCTCTGTGAGCAGTTCGCGTTGTTCGGCCTCGGACAGTGTCGACACGAGGCCCAGTACTTTTGTTACATTCTCACTCCTCCCCCCTCGTTCTGGAATAGGCCCCCCTACCCTACCCCCTCTATAGAGGGGGGGTAGGGGGGGTCCTTTTTCCGAAAGATTTTTTTCTGTTGTGGAAGCCTCGACAATGTCCGCCGCGACTACACGCCTCGACTTTGTGTACACAGTCGCTGTCGAGCCATCACGCACAGGCCCCCCAATCCGTACTGGCTTGCGGTTGGACATTGCTGTGGGCTCGGATCAGGCGGCGACAGCGCGCTTCAGGGAATCTTTTTTCGCTGTGCTGCGTGTGCGGGAAAGTTTTTTCGCTGTGGCCTTCGACGCGGAAATGTTTTTCCGCACAGCCGGTACACGCGAGGAGGATTTTGCGCCGGAGAGCTTGCCGGCGGCGTTGCGCTTCAGTGCCTTGTCGGCGCGCTTATTACGACGGCCCAGGAGCACATCCGACGGGTCACGTACCATGAGCTTGTGGTTTGTGCGTGCCCACCTTTTGAGATTGCCGGGCGTCCTGTGATGCACTTCGGGGAAGGCCAGCTCCTTCACCCAGTTGAAGATTGTCACATGTGAGACGCCGAAGCACTCCTTCAGCTGTGCGATCGAGAGGCTCACGCCTCGGGTCATGGTTTTTGCTGTCGCCATATAGGCCTCCGGTTGTTGGCGCGGGATTGCGCTCCTCAATTATACGCCTCCTGCAGTAAAAAGCGTATAACTGCGCGCATGCATCTAGTAAGGAGCTCTACATCATGTTCGGCAAGAATCCCATTCGCAGCATCACGCAGGACCCCGACAAGCTCGCTGTCGAGAAAATCTTCGGCCCCACAATCCAAGGCGAGGGGCCGCTCTCCGGCATGCGAGCGCTCTTTGTGCGGCTCGCGGGCTGCAACCTCGCTTGCCACTTCTGTGACACAGAATTCGAGACGCAAGCCGAAAACCTGCGTGACACGGGGGATGTGTTCCAGGAAATTCTTTCGTACCCTCGCGAGGTGCGGAGGCTTGTCGTTGTAACAGGCGGCGAGCCCATGCGACAGAATTGGTCGGAGCTCGCTGTGGCCCTCTTCAATTCCGGCACGGAGATCATCCAAGTGGAGACCGCGGGCACGCTGTGGCAGCCCGACTTCGACAAGCACAAGCTGTCGCTCTCGCGCAAGCTGATGTGGGTGTGCTCGCCCAAGACCCCGAAGGTCAATCCGCGCATCGAGTATCTGTGCAGGCACTGGAAGTACATCATCCGCGCGGGCGAACTCTCGGAAGATGACGGCCTGCCGATGTACGGCACGCAGCCGAGTAACATGCTCAATCGGCAGCGGCTCTATCGGCCTGACATCGCCAAGCGCGGTTACATCGACACCATCTGGGTGTCACCGTGCGACGAATCAGGCTTGTTTGCGGATGGATGGAGGCGGCCCGTCTTGTCAAATCGAGAGAACATGCGAGCGGCACGGGACTCGGTGCTGAGACACGGTTATCGCCTCTCGCTTCAGGTGCATAAGATTGTGGATGTCGAATGACAGATGGCACGCTCCTGCTTGTGGACATGAGCTATCAGGTCTACAGGGCCGCTGCCGCGCATCCTCGGCTCACAAGTGGCCGCGTCTTCACAGGAGGCCTCTACGGCTTCTTTGTGACCGTCGCGAAGATGATTCGCGAGACGCGAGCCACGCAGATTGCTTTCTGTCAGGATGTCAAGCCTTACAAGCGTAGCGAGGTCTATCCCGAGTACAAGCAGATTCGGAAGAAATCGGCTGACGAGGAGCTGATAAAGGCGTTCAAGCAATCGATGTCGCTTGTGCTCGATACACTGCATGCCGCGCAGCTCCCGGTGTGGGGCATCAAAGGCTTCGAGTTCGATGATCTTGCCGGACATGCTGTGGAGAAGTATCGGCATCGCTACAAGATGATCTACGCCGGCACCAACGACAGCGACCTCTTCCAGCTCCTGACGACTCCTCGCTTCGCTGTCTATCGTCAAAGCATCACAGATGTCATGGACATGAAGGCCTTCCAGAATCGCTACAAGATGACGGCCGACCAATATGTGCTCTGGCTCGCGCTGCAAGGCACCCACAACGACATCGCGGGTATAGATGGCGTCGGCGAGATCACAGCGACCAAGGCCATCAACGACCCCGCCGCACTACGCAAATGGCGTGACAGCCACGGCGCAATCATCGACCGCAACATCAAGCTCATTCGCTTGCCGCATCCCGAGTTCCCGCACGATGCAGAGATTCCTCGCGGTGGCCCCTACGACCACCGCGCATTAATTCGCGCGCTCTCGAAGTACGACATCGACTTCACAGCGAGCATCGACAAATCCCTCTGGCAGGTCGCGCCGACGGTATAGCTACCTCACGGCTAGGAGGCATCCGAAGAGCGCCCGCCCAGCGCCTGCCGTTTCTTTTCTGGGCAGTAGAGAGGGCACTACATTAAATGGCGAAACAAGAGGAACGCATCGGCGGGGCGTTGCAGGAAAATCTCCTGACGATGCTCTGTTTCAGCGAGGATTACTGCAAGATCATCCGGGCAGCTGTGACGCCGCAGCTATTCGACTCGGCTGTCTTCCGTGAGGTCGCGGGCCACGCCATCGACTTCATCGACCAATACGGCGAGCCTGTGAAGGAGCATCTCGCCGATCATCTGGAGCACATCCTCCACGGCGAGGATAAGCGCAAGGCCACCTCATACGAGCGCCTGCTCCAGAACATGTATGACGCGAAGGATTCCATCAACGGCAAATTCGTGATGGACCAGCTCCACGCTTTTGTGCGCCTCCAGCGCTTCAAGAGCGGCCTTGCGGATGCGATCGAGTCTGTAAAGGATGGGAAGATCAGCGAAGCGGAGCTCGCGATGCAGAAGGCGATGAAGTCGCAGGCTGTGGCATTCGACCCCGGCTTTGACTTCTCTGATGCGGAGGCCGTCGGCACCATCTTCGACAATCCCGAGGAGGAGGGCTTCGACCTCGGCATCCCAGAGTTCGATGAGCGCGGAATCAAGCCCCGACGTCGGGAGCTCTTCGCACTTATTGCGCCGCGCAAGCGGGGCAAGTCGTGGTTCATCACGCACTGCTCCAAGCAAGCGCTCCTCCAGCGCTGGAGCGCGCTTGTTGTCACGCTGGAGCTGACAGAAAAGAGCTACAGCACCCGCATGCTGCAATCGTTTTTCTCTGTCACCCGGCGCGAGGCCGAGGTGCAGGTCACAACGCTCAAGAAAGATCGCGATGGGCATCTGGAGAGCCTGTTGCGCGAGAGCATTGAGCGCAAGACCATGAAGGACAGCGATACGCGTGCCGGCCTTGTCGCCCGCGCGAAGCGTGAGTTCAAGCGACGCAAGGGATTCAAGATCAAAGAGTTCCCGATGCACTCGCTCACCATCCCCGACCTTGAGGCATATCTCGACGGGCTGGAGCGCTTCGAGGGATTCACGCCGGATGTGATCTTCATCGACTACCCCCGCATCATGAAGCACGATGCGAAGAATCTGCGGATTGAGCTGGGGCAGACATTCGCGCAGCTTCGCGGCATCGCGCAGACGCGCAATTGTGCGATGGTCATCGTGCACCAGAGCAATCGTGATTCGGAGAAAGCGTCACTTGTCACATCCGACATGGCCGAGGAGGACATCTCGATTGTGGCCGCGGTCGACGTCGCCATGACCTACTCCCAGACCAAGCAAGAGCGCAAGCTCGGCCTCGCGCGGCTCTACGCCGACTATGTGCGCAATGGCTCCTCCCAAATTCAAGTGCTCATCACGCAGGGCTACGCCATGGGCCAGTTCTGCCTCGATTCTGTGCGCATCGATGATGACTACTGGGAGATGATGAACGACCGCCGCGAGCGTGATGAGCGCCGCGGTTCCCGCAATGACGATGAGAAGGGCGATGAAAATGAGCAACGCAAACGAGCCTGAAGAGGGCATTGAGACAGGCGACCCTCTCGACTTCGACCAGCTCTCAGCGGAATGCGATGTGCTGTCGGAGTACGCTGTGCAGATGATCATGGAGGCGCTTGGAAGAGACCGCGTGCCGTGGATGCATGTGGCCGGCGTCGCTCTCACGCTCCTCAGGCGCAATCTGATTGTGCCGGGCGTGCCGAAGCCCAATCAGGCATGGCTCCACGAGCAGATTCTGCAGGTGCACGACCTCACGCACATCTATCAGGAAGGCGGCGGGGAGGCCGTCATCGCGGCTCTGAATGAGAGCGCAGATGAAGTGCGCGAGGTGCACAAGCACCATCTGCACTGATGCTCTACTCCCGCAAGGGCACAGAGGAATTCCTCTCGCGCACGCTGGAGGATTGGCGCTGGCTCAAGCGTCTGCCGAAGGAGCGCCTCCTCGCCGAGCTGCGGCAGCTCAAGGTGCCTCCTCGCTTCAAGACAGAGCCCTGGCTGCATCAGCTTGTGTGCTTCTATCTAGCGATGGCACATCCGCGCTTCCTCTGGCTCCTCGACATGGGGCTGGGGAAGTCGAAGATCATCATGGACATCATCACACAGCGCCAACGTGAGCGAAAGCTCGACAGGGCACTGATTGTTGTCCCACGCATCATCAACATCTCATCGTGGGCTGATGACCTCGCGAAGCACTCGAACCTTGAGCCATGGCTCATTGATGTGGAGAACATCGAGGAGAAGCGGCACAGGCTCCTGCATCCCCGGGGCGATGTTACTGTCATCGACACGCTCAGCTTGCAGTGGGCACTATGCGACAAGGTGCCGGACAAGCGCAAGAAGAGCAAGAAGGACATCAGGCTCTTCCCGAACGACGACCTCATCGAGCGCCTGCATCTGCGCTACAACTTCCTCGACATCGACGAGATTCATAAATTCCAGAGCCGCGACAATCTCTGGTTCCTGATGATGAATCGCGTCAGCCGGGGGATGGAGTATGTGTACGGCAACACAGGCACGCTCTTCGGCCGCAATGTCGACACCATGTGGACGCCCTTCTACCTTGTCGACCGCGGCGAGACGCTCGGCGAGACATTAGGAGCCTTCCGCTCTGCGTTCTTCGATGTGAAGGCGAATCCTTGGAAGGGCGAGGTCTACACCTTCAACAAGGACATGGAGGAGAAGCTCAACGATGTCATCCAGCATCGCAGCATCCGCTATGAAGAAAACGAGGTGCAGGATCTGCCACCGCTGATGGGCGGCGCGAAGAAACCGTTGATGCGGGTCGTCGAGATGAGCGATGAGCAGCGCGAGCATTACAACCGCGCGCTGGAGGGCCTCATCAACGCCGGCGGCAATCTGCGCGAGCTGGATGCGCAGTACATCCGCATGCGGCAGATTGTGAGCGGCTATCTGGCGTGGAAGGACAGCTACGGCGACCACGTCAAATACTTCGCCAAGAATCATAAGCTGGACGACCTCGAAGCATTCGTCGACGAGAAGGGCGATTCCAAGATCATCATCGTCTATTGGTACACGCTGACCGGGCAGATGATTGTCAATCGAATCAAGAGCATGGGGCTCGCTGTCGAATGGCTCTATGGCGGCACCAAGGACCATGCCGCGTTGCGTAAGCGCATCATGGACCCGCGAGGCCCAAGCGTGCTTGTGATGCAGGCTGAGGCCGGGGGCACCGGCCTCGATGGATTGCAGGATGTCGCGCGCTACATGTATATGTATGAGACGCCGGAGAGCCCCATCACTCGACGCCAAACCGAGAAGCGCATCCATCGGCAGGGACAGAGCAAGCGCACTTTCATTTACGACTCGGTGATGCGGCGCTCCATCGACAAGGGAATTCTCGACAATCTGCGCGAGGGCATCGATACGCACGATACCGTCGTAAATGGTAAACGTAGGTCACGGGGGTTTTTCCTGGGGGATTGCTGAGCGGCCAATGCTCATCCATAATGGGGGCCGCGCAAGCAAATCCAACAAGGCGCTTAGAGGAGTAGGACGAATGGCAACACAGAGAAGCGGATGGCCTTTCAGGTCATGCGACTGCCGCATCGTAACGCTGGAGATCAGCGAAAAAGAAATTGAGAGGCGCGCTCATGCTGCCTTCGCGGCCACGACGACGGGCCGCTCCCCCGCGCAGCACAAACCCCCGCTGCGTTCCTTGCCGCCGCGAACTCTGATTGCGGCGCGCATCATCGAAGCCTTCCGATCCCCGACTCGCTAAGAGCGGCGAATGCGTCCGCTCGATTGGGAGCGGGTGCTCTCGGAGCACCGCATACCCTTTGTCACATCTGGCCCCAACGTCAAACGGGGCGAGATAAATATCCGCTGCCCATTCTGCGGCAGCGCTGATCCTTCGCATCACATGGGCATCAGCCTCACGACAGGCTGGTGGTCGTGCTGGCGCAACAAGGCACAGCACTCGGGCAAGAGCCCGCTGCGCCTGCTCATGAAGCTCCTGCGCATCCCCTATGGGCAGGCGCGGGAGATTGCAGGCCTCGGCAACGACTACATCGACCCCGAGGGCTTCGATGCCATTGCCGCGCGGTTCATGGCAGAGGGCAATGATGCGCGGCCGGGCTCTGTCGAGCGGCGCGTGCTGCAATTCGACAAGGACTTCGCCCCCATCACCCGCAAGGCGCTCACTCGCAGGCACTGGAACTACATCTACTCGCGCGGCTTCTCCGGTGCGAGCCGTCTGGGTGAGGATGTCGATGTGCTGTGCGAGTTCTATGCGCTGCGCGCTGGCTTCGGCGACTGGCGCGAGCGCGTCATTCTTCCCTACATCCAGGACGATCAGCTTGTGAGCTGGACGGGCCGGGCCATCACGCCATCCCGTTGGCGTTATCTGGACCTCGATCTCGAGTCGTCGCTCATCCGGCCCAAGGACACGCTATTCAATCATGACGCGATCTACAGCAAGGGCCGGGCGCTCGTCATCGTGGAAGGGCCTTTCGACGCCCTCAAACTCGACTTCTACGGGAGGCCGTGGGGCGTGCGCTCTGTCGCGCTCTCGACCAACAGCATCTCCGAATCACAGGCATTCCTCCTGCAAGGCGCAGGCAACAACTTCGAGGAGTACCTTGTGATGATGGATAACAGCGAAGCCCTCGACTTCATGGATTCGCTGCGCATCGCCGAGGAGCTGCGATTCTTGCCCAATGTCCGGCCCGCAAAGGTGCCCGGAGGAGCCAAGGACAGCGGCGAGCTCAGCGCCACCACAATCATCAATTGGGCCAAAGGCCTTTCACAAATAGGAGCGGGACAGTGACAGAGCGGACACATTTCGAGCGGCAAGCGCTCGCGCGCGTCAAAGCGGCGAAGGAGGAGATTGAAGTGCTCCTCGCGCAGAAGGAGCGCCATCTGCGTAAGCATGAACCGTGCGTTGTCATTGGGGCGGCCATACGCAAGGCGCGGCTGGAGCTTTCCAGCGCGCGCACAGCGCTACGCATGGCCGCGAGGATGGCGACATGAGCGTCCGATTCAACGAATATCTGCGCAGCCACTTCTCCGGCTGCCGCCTGCTCGCCGAGGGGCATGATATGTGCCGCAATCGGCATGTGCAGGTGTTCCTCATCCCCGGCTATTTCGACGATGTCGGATTCACAGACGGCACAGACTCCTTCATCGTCCCGCTCGCGGCCGAGAGCTGCACAGGCTCCGGTGGCCTCCTGCGTGGCGTGAATCTGCGGGAGCTTGTCGGCCGGATCAAGAACGGAGAGGTCGTCGCTGTGGCTCGCGGTGCGGAGCTCAGCTCCGCGCAGGCCTCCAGCCGCCGCAAAGTTTCCGACGACGCGCCGGCACAGCGCAGGCGCGTCGCAACACCCGAATCACAATCCCAACCCCAAGCCCCGAGGAGGCGTCATGTCGCAGCGTAACACAGAGCTTTGCCCCATTCCCGTTCTCGCGTTCCACGGCCCCATTGAGGGCTATGTGATGAATCACGCGAGGCGCAACCTTTGGCGCGTGGCGTCGTCGATGGAGGTCGACGACCTGCGCTCCGAGGCCTTCCTCATCTACGCACGCATCGCAGACCAATATCCCGGCATCGAAGAGGCGCACTTCATGGCGCTCTTCAAAAGATGCTGGGAGAACCACTTCACAGACCTCGCCCATGAAGATTCCCGCCAGCGCTCGCTGTTCCTGCCGCTTGTCGCGAATCGTGACGAGGATGGCGAGGAGATGGATGTGCGTGAGCCTGTCGGTGATGTCGACAACGAGGGCATCCTCTCCACACTGCTGCGACAAGCACCAAGCGAGGTCGCGCTTGTGCTGCGGCTGTTCTGGAGCGCGCCACAGGAGCTCATCGACCTCGCGCTGTCATCGTGGAAGCCCGACAGCAATCACCGCGGGCAGGGCTCCGCACGCATCAACAAGCTGCTCGGCTTCGAGCCCGACTTCGACTCTGTGGGCGCTGTGCGCTCATATCTGCTCGGCGCGGCCTGAGCCCCGTATATCTACACAGCCCCCGAACACGGCGGCTTTCTACAACCCACCAACCCGGAGAGAAACCCGACATGACCATCCAAGCCGCCATTATCAAGGCCCTCGGACTCGAAGAGCCCGGCAAAGACAGGCAGGCCTTCCTCAAGCGCGCGATGATCGCGATCAGCGATGCGGAGGACGCCGTCTACAACAAGCTGCCCAAGGAGGTGACCGATTGGTACAACGCGGCCGCCGACGTCCACGATGCCAACAAGGAAAACGGCGAGAGCAAGCCGCTGCCCGAATTCCCGGACCACGAAGAAGAGAAGCCGGTCGCGCGCCGCCGCGCTTCCAGCGACGACAAGCCCGCAGGAAGGCGCAGCAACGACGACGAAAGCGCCATCCCGCTCAACACGCAAGTGACCGTCATCAAAAAGTCCGGCCGCGAGATCACCGGAAAGCTCGTCGAGCGCACCAAGGAACTCGTCGTGCTCGAAGTCGACGGCAAGGACAAGGAGATCGAGCTCGACGACATCGGCTCAATCGAGGTGGTGAACGACGGCAAGGGCGCTGCCGCCACCAAAGAACGTGGGCCGCGCGTCGGCGACACCGTGCGCTTCACCACCAAGCGCGGCAAGACGGTCGAAGGGGAGCTCGTCGAGCTCACCGAAGACACAATCGTCGTGAAGGACGGCAAGGGCGACGAAGACGACTTCTCGCTCGATCGTATCGAAGGCGACATCGAAATCGTCGGCGGCGCGAAGGGCGGCAAGGGCAAGGACCCCGAGCCCGAGAAGAGCTCCGGTCGGCGCCGGGCAGCGTCCGAGGAGACGCCGGATACGGAAGCCAAGCACACCAAGTCGCGCAACGGCGGCGTCAGCGTGGGCCAGCGGCTGCGCGAGCTGGTCGTCGACAACATGGACGCCACCGAGGAGCAGATCGGCAAGATGCTCACCAAGGAGAAGATCGAGTTCCGCGAGAACACGCTCACCCTCGGCTACAACGAGGCGCACAAGATGTTGAAGCTGTTGAAGGACCGTAAGCTGCTCAAGTGAGCGGGCCTTCGTCAGGTCGGCTGTAGCGCGTCCCTTCTCCGCCTATAGCTGCCATATCTTTGTGGCCCGGATTCAGCGATGGACCCGGGCCTTTTTCTTACCCCTCATCTTTTGCCGATCATGAACAAGCAGGTGATTCTCTACAGCGGCGGTATGGACAGCTTCATCCTCGCCTCCATGTATCCCGACGCCATGAAGCTCTACGTGGATGTGAACTCGAAGTACTCCGAAAAAGAGCTCGCATTCCTGCCGGGCGATGTTGTGCGCAGCCATGACCTCAACCTCGCGGAATACGAACGCGACGACGCCATCATCCCGGCCCGCAACATGTTTCTCGCGCTCATCGCGGCGCAGTACGGCGAGCACATCATGCTCGGCGCGACGCATGGCGACCTGAGCACAGACAAAGACGAGAACTGGGCTTCGATGGCGACAAGCATCCTGCGCTACATGTTCTCCGGCAAGCACTTCCAGCCTGCACGCGACATGCAGGTGCTGCTCCCGATCAAGGACAAGACCAAGGCGGAGCTGGTGCGCCAATATCAGCTCGCCGGGCACGACGCGCAAGCGCTGCTCCAGACCGTTTCCTGCTATCACCCACAACACAAGCACTGTGGGGCCTGCAAGAGCTGCCTGCGCAAGTGGGTAGCCCTCGAATACAACCACATCGATTCCGGCTACCTCTGGATGTCGCCGCCAGAGGCGCCGGCGAACTGGGCCGACATCATCCCGCGCCTCAAGAGCCCGGAGGGATGGCGCACGCCTCGGGAAGACCTTCAGACCATCCATGTGCTCCGGGACCATGGGCTTATCGAGGGGTGCGCATGACCGACCCGACCAAGGACACGCCCACGAGCCCAGATGGCCTCTGCGCTGTGGGGCATACCTGCGGCGAATGCGAGACGAGCGGCATGTGCGCCAACAAGCGCGAGCGCCTCGGCCTCTATAAGCGCGCCGCACCGCCACATGGGCAGATTCCCGACGCGGAATACTGCCCGTGGCTGATCCGTGACCTCCTGCGGTTCATCGGCGAGAACCCCGACAGGCCCGGCTTGCTGGAGACCCCTGTCCGCGTGATGAAGGCATGGAAGCACGATTGGTGCTCCGGCTACAACAAGAAGCCGGAGGATGTCCTCAAGGTCTTCGAGGATGGCGCAGAGGGCGTCAATGAGATGGTCGTTGTGCAGAATCTGGAGTTCTATTCGCACTGCGAACATCACATGGCCCCTTTCTTCGGCAAGGCGCACATCGCCTACATCCCGGCCGGCAAGATTGTGGGGCTCTCCAAGCTGGGCCGCGTGCTCGACATCTATGCAAAGCGACTGCAGGTGCAGGAGCGCCTCACAACGCAAATCGCGGACGCGATCGAAAAGGTGCTCAACCCGCTCGGCGTCGGCGTTGTGATCGAGGCCACGCACTTCTGTATGTGCTCGCGTGGCGTACAGAAGCAGAGCTCGACGACCGTGACAAGCGCGCTGCGCGGGGCTTTCCTGTACAACGCCACAACGCGCGCGGAGTTCATGGCGCTGGTGAGGAATGCGTGATTGTCTGGGTGGGGAGCAAGGCTCCGGGGAAATTGATCCTCTCTCTCTCTCTCTCTCTCTCTCCGAGGCTGAACACCCTTACTGGCTCACATCATTCTTTGAACATCAGGGGAAGCCATGTATGTCTGGTTTGGAGGGGGTGATAGAAAGTGGCTCCGAGATGCGCTTGCGGAGGCGCGTTGCCCCCGCTACCTCTCCAGCTTCTTCGAGCTCCAAGGAAAAGACCTCATGAAAGTCTGGCTCGGTGGGCGGGTATTCGATGCGGAGTGCCAGCAGATGCAGCTCGACGGCGACATCCCCCACCACATCACCTCCTTCGCAGGAATGCCCAAGAAAGAAAGCAAAGCGATGATGGATCCCAGTGAATTCACCTTCTTCCTCGATTCCGGCGCATTCAGCGCGTGGAGCCGCGGTGCGGTCATCGATCTCGATGAGTATTGCGCCTTTGTGAAGGCCAACATCGAGCACATCGAGGTCTATGCCAATCTCGATGTCATTCCGGGCGTACCGGGTCGCAACGCCACCAAGGCCGAACGCGAGAGAGCGGCGGCACAGTCGTGGGAGAATTTCCTCTACATGCGCAGCGAAGGCCTCGACCCGCTGCCCATCTTCCATGTGGGCGAAGACTTCAAGTGGCTCGACATGATGTGCGAGGCCACAGATTACATCGGCCTTGGTGGCATGGTCGGCAGCCATCTCACGCCGGACCTGCGGCGCGGATGGCTCGACAGCGTCTTCTACCGCATCTGCGACAGCGAAGGCAAGCCTGCTGTCAAGACGCACGGCTTCGGCATGACCTCCATCCCGCTCATCTTCCGCTATCCGTGGTACAGCGTCGACTCGACCACATGGATCAAGATCGCGAGCCACGGGGGCGTGCTCCTGCCTGCGGTGCGAGATGGTGAGTTCGCGTTCGACAAGGTGCCGGAGACGGTCTATGTCAGCGATGCCAGCACTAAGGCCACAGGCAATAACGCGCACTTCAATATGTTCGGGCCTGCCAAGCGGGCCATCCTCGAACGCTGGCTCGCGGAGTGCGGCAAGACGCTCCAGCAGGTGCAGGAGCACTACTATCACCGCGCTGTGTGCAGCGTGATGTTCTTCAAACGCGTCAGCGAGGCCAAGCTCAATCAGGTCTTCAAGCTGGATCGGCCGCGCAAGCAGTCGCTGGTCGCATGAAGGTCTTCCCCGTCGCAGGAGGAGCCCCGAGCTGGTGGAAAAGCGGATGGGGCCAATCTCTCATCAGCGCTGATGCAGAGCGGGCTCTTGTGTCCTTTGTCGAGTACAGCAAGGACGGGCGACATGACATGCAGCTCACAGGCATCAGCACAGACTACGAACCCCCGGCCGCCGAGCCGAGGAGGAAGGTGGAGCCGTGAGGATTTATCTGGCAGGCCTCGACCCAAGCCACTTCCGTCAGATGCTTCGCTCGGGCACGGGGCACGCTGTATGTGCCGCTCCGCATGGCCGAGTTCTCGGCTCCTTCTTCTTCTACACAAGCACCCACACCAAAGGCTCCGACGCGATGCGTAGTCGCAGCGGGGCATCCGAACCTTACCTCATCCCGAAAGGAATAGCACCATGAGCACCAATCGTGAGAATCTGATCAAGATCGCCAACCTTGTGCGTCCTGCGCTCGCCAGTCAGGCCTATATTCCGGCGCTGACGCACATCCGTTTCGACGGTCAGCAAGCGACCGCCTACAACGACATCTCCGCAATCTCTGTGCGCTGCGACCTCGACGCCAAGCGGCTCATCCCCGGCGAGCTACTCATCAAAGCGCTCGGCTCGTTCAATGGCGAGAGCATTGTCATCCAGGATGGCAAGGATGGCGCTGTCGTCGTCAAGAGTGGCCGATCGCAGGTGAAGATGCCGACCTTGGAGCTCGCCCAGTTTCCGCTGGAGCTCCCGAAAGGCAAAGCGCCGGAGATCGAGGTGACAGCCGACATCCTGCGTGGCATCCAGCGCTGCCTTGTCTCTGTGGGCAATGACCCCACGCATCCCGCGCAGATGGGCATTACGCTCGATGTGGGGCCTGAAGGCAACGCGGTGCTCTACTCGACGGACAATTTCACCATCTCCTGCTACGAGACAAACTCCGACATCACTCTGCCCGGCGACGCACCCATCATCCTGCCACGCTTCTTCTGCGAACAGCTCCTCAAGCTGAAGTCGGCGTTCCCGGATGCCGAGGCCGCACTGCTCCTCTACGACGGGGCCATCGTCGCGGAGCTGGGCAACGACCTCGCCCTCATCTTCTCCAAGACGCTTGTGGATGTGGAGCCGATGGACTTCCCGAAGGTGGTGAAGAAGCACTGTGACCTCAATTCGCTCGGCAAGGAATTGCAGGAGATTCCACCCGGCTTCGATGAAGCACTGGAGCGCGCGCTGCTTGTGCTATCGGGCGAGGTCGATAAGGCGACAAAGATCACGCCCGGCGATGGCGTCTTTGCGATGCACTCGTCGAGCTCTATGGGCGATGCGGAGGACCGCTTCTCCAAATTCGAGCCACCGGATATGCCAGCCTTCCATGTCGACCCGACGCATCTGTCGCGGGCCGGCGCTCTCTGCGACAAGATGGCCTTCTTGCCGAGAGTCGTTGTCATGGGTGGTGACAACGGCAAATTCGTCCATCTCATCTCCCACGTCGCTAAGTAAGGGCGTCATGGGTTTTTTCTTCAACGAGGCAAAGGCGGAGGCGAAAGCCAAGCCTGTCAAGAAGCCGAGCCTGCGGGACATTCCCGTGGAGAGCCTGCGAAAGCTCTCGTGCGAGGTGTGCCCGCGTGCGGCCGATGAAGGCACAAAGAGCCCGAAGATGCGGCCGAGCGGCCCGATGGGAGCCCCCATCTACCTCCTCGGCACAGCACCCAGCACAGAAGATGACGAGGAGGATTCACATTGGATGGACAAGGCCGGAGGCGCGATATACGAGCTCTTCGGCCGCGACTTCATGAAGCGCCATGTGCGCTCGAACTACATCCAGCAGTGCAAGGGCGACCAGAACAACATCACCATCGAGTGCTGCCGCAATCGCATCATCGCGGACATCGAGCAGTGCAAGCCGGAGGTTGTCGTCTGCATTGGTGACGCTCCCCTACGCTGGGCTCTCGACACATCCGACGGCAACGTCAATGCGATGGTCGCCCGGGGCACGCTCTATGTCGCGCGCATCGGGCGTCACGCCTGCTATGTCTACAGCATCCTGTATCCAAACTACGTCTTCAAGAAAGGCTACCGCAAGAGTGAGTTCGAGCTTGCTATTGAGCATGACATCGCCCGCATCAAAGAGCAGTCGGGATCGCTATTCGCGCCGCGCGTCTACGAGGCTCCATACGATGAGGGGATCGAGATCATCACGGGCGAAGAGCCGGGCGACTTCCAACGTCTTGAGCGCGCATTGGAAGAGATAGCCCGTGAGCGCTACTCCGCCATCGACCTCGAAACGACAGGCCTCCGGCCTTACATGAGCCGGGATTCGCGCATCCTCACAGCCGCTGTCGGCACCTTCGAGCGCACGGTCGCCTTCCCGCTGGATTTCCCGGAGGCGTGGGGCACGCAGCACCGCCGCGATGCGGTCATGCGGGTCTTTCGTGACTATCTGCTCTCTTCCGGCCGCAAGGCCGCCCACGGCCTCTCCTTCGAGATGGAATGGCTCGGGTGGCAGTACGGCGAGAAGATTCTGCGGCGCACCGAATGGGATGACACCATGATGATGGCGCACACATTCGATGAGCGCCCCGGCACAAAGAGCCTGAACAATCAGACGCGCATCCACTTCGGCTTCGAGCTCAAGAACCAGAGCCGCGTCGATGTCGGCAGGCCACAGTGGTGGCTGCAATACGACCTGCGCAGCATCCTCCGCTACAACGGGATGGACACCAAGTGGACAGACCCGCTGCGCCGCATCTACGCTGCACGCCTTGAAGGCGAGAGACTGATGACGGCCGAATACGAGCGCAAGGTGCGGCTGGCCCCTACGCTTGTACAGACGCAGGCTGCAGGCCTCAAAGTCGACTTCGCCTTCATGCAGCAACAGCTCAACGAGCTGGAGGGCTCCCTGCGCCAGATCGAGCGCAAGCTCAAAGCGCTGCCGGAGATCGCGAAGTATGAGCAGCGCTTCGGCAGCTTCTCGCCCACCAATCCCGATCATGTGCTGAAGCTCTATCGTGATGTTGTGCCCCGGGAGGAGGTGCGCGTCGAGGAGCGCGATGGCAGCATCCGCTGGACGACAGAGGAAGAGGCGCTCCAGAAAATCAGCCTCCCCAGTGCGAAGCTGGTGCTGGATCACCGAGCAGCATCGAAGCTCATCTCGACCTACGCCCTTCCTGTGCTGCGGGAGGAGATTGTCTGCCCCGATGGCCTCATCCGGGCACGCTATGAGCAGACAGAAGCCCGCACGGGACGCCTCGCATGTGAAGACCCGAACATGCAGAACTGGCCCAAGCGCAAGTACAAGCAGATTCGCGGGGCCATCATCCCACAGCGCGACTGGCTCGCGCCATGCGACTACGGCCAGATCGAGTTCCGGGTCGTCGGGATGGCAAGCGAGGATGCGACGCTTGTGAAGTACTGCTGGACGGGCTACGACGTGCACGGCTTCTGGGCACAGCGCTTTGTGGAGCTCTATCCGAAGATCAAGGACTACATCACAGAGGAGTTCGAGGTCGATTGGGACGAGCTCGGCCTCAAGACGCTGCGGCAGGAGGCGAAGAACGGGTGGGTCTTCCCGATGTTCTTCGGCAGCTCGCCGCGGTCCTGCGCGCAGAATCTGCACATCCCGGAGGAGATCGCCGACAAGGCAAGCCGCGAGTTCTGGGATGAGTTCCAGGGCGTGAAAGCGTGGCAGGAGGGCGTTGTACGCAAGTACGAAAAGAACCTCTACGTCGAGACGCTTGGAGGCCGACAACGCCGCGGTGCTCTGTCCTTGCAGCAAATCATCAATCACCCCATCCAAGGCACAGCACTCGACATCGTCACAGCTGGCATGAATGCGCTGTCGGAGCGCGCGGATGCCGAAGATGACCCGGAGCTCCAGCCGCACCTAAACGTCCACGACGATCTGACCTTCGACCTCTGGGACTCGAGTCTGGAGGAGAAGCTCAAGATCATCGGCCATGAGATGTGCAAGCCTCGCTTCGACTACATCAATGTTCCCCTCATTGTCGAGGTGAGTCTCGGCAAGCGCTGGGACGCAATCAAAGAGGTGGCGAAGTTTTCGAGTGCCAAGCTGTTCAATCTATCCAACCCCTACGAGAGAGCCTGACCATGGAACGCCGCAGAGTAGCCGAGCCGGAGAAAGCCCGCGAGGAGCCGGACCTCCCCATCCACATCAAGTACAGGCCCCGCAGGCTGTCGGAGGTGGTGGGGCAGAAGGATGTCGTCAATTCGCTCAAGACAGCGCTCAAAGCCGCTACGCGGCCCCATGCCTATCTGTTCATGGGGCCTCCCGGCACGGGCAAGACAACGCTCTCGCGCATCGTGGCGGATGATGTGGGAGTGCCGGCCGCATCCATACAGGAGATCGACGCAGCGACGCATTCCGGCGTTGATGATGTCGAGAGGCTCCTCCAGCCTCTGGCCTACAAGGGCTTCGGCGACAGCCCCAACAAGGCAATCATCATGGACGAGTGTCATCGTCTGTCGAAGCAGGCGTGGGACAAATTCCTGAAGATCACAGAGGAGGGGCCGCCGCACGTCTTCTTCTTCTTCTGCACCTCCGAGCCTGACAAGGTGCCGGATGCGATGCAGCGGCGATGCCTCGCTTACACGCTCAAGCCCGCGCGCTTTAATGACATCATGGATGTGCTGGAGCATGTCTGCGAGGCCGAGCACTATGACACACCGAGCGGCATCCTCAAGCTCGTCGCCGATGCCGCATATGGCAGCCCCGGAATGGCACTGATGATGCTGGCGAAGGTGCATGCGTGTGAGCATGAGGATGAAGCTGCGGGGCTCCTCGAAACGGTGAACGAGAACCCCGAGGTCATCGATCTGTGCCGCGCGCTCATTCGCCGGGAGCTGAATTGGAAGAAGCTGACGACAACACTCAAAGGCCTCGACCTCCCGCCCGAATCCATCCGCATCGTCATTGTCAATTATCTGGGCGGCTGTCTCATGAATCCGAAGGGTGGCGATCGCGACATTGAGGACTTCCTCTACATGCTGGAGCCATTCCTCAAGCCCTTCAATTCGTCCGACAAGATGGCCCCTCTCTTGGCCGCTTTCGGCCGCATCCTCTACCCCGCATAGCCAGTATATCTGCCTCATGGATTACGACCAATTCCGCCGCATGCTTCAGGTGAACAAGCATCGCCTGGACGACGAGCTGGAGATTCACGCTGACATACAGGAGCGCATCGGCCACGAGCGCGCTCGGCTGGAAGTATTCGAGGCCGAGAAGAAGAACGAGCTCGCGCTCTGTGAGGCGCGTCTCACCGAACAGTTCAAGGAGGACGACCCCAAGACGACAAAAGATCAGATCGAGGCAAAGGTCATACGCAGCCGTGAACGGAAGGCGGCATGGGAGGCATACCAGACAGCGCGCGTCGAGCGCCTGCGCTGGGACAGCCTCTACGACGCATGGAAAGCGCGCGATTTCGCTGTGCGCACACTTGCGAGGCTCTTTGGTGATCAGTACTTCGCCAACGACCCTGTGCTCGTGCGGGAGCGACGCCGGCGTGACGAGAACCTCGACGAACAGCGCGCGCAATTGCGGCAAGCATCCGCCCGTGCAAGCGCCGACTCAAAGCCGCAAGAGAGCGGCAGAAGGAGGATTGATTGAGCGACGGCATGCTGGCTGCATGCATCATTGCATCGCCCCTCATCATTTATCTGCTGTTCCGCGTTGCCGGGGCAGCATGGTACAAGAGCAAGCACCAATTCACTCCGAAAGGAAACACCTATGGAACGCAGAAGAACAGTGGACGATGATGACCGTGGCTCCCGCCGTGGCCGCGACGATGACGATCGCGGCCGGGACAGGGATCGCGGTCGCGACGACGATGACCGGCGCAGCCGGGGCCGCGATGACGATGATCGTGGCAGGGATCGTGACAGGGGCCGCGATGACGACCGCGGCTCGCGGCGTTCGCGCGATGACGATGACGACAGCCGGAGCTCGTCGCGCGGCGGCGGCCGGCGCTTCGAGTACAAGGAGCGCGACCCGTCACATCTGCGCGAGCGGCAGCAGGAGAACTCGAAATTCGATTCGTACCTGAAGCCGCACATCCGGCAGCTCCGCATCAACGATGGCGACAACACGCTGCGCGCCCTGCCCCCCACATGGGAAGAGGCCAAGCACTTCGGCCTCGACATCTGGGTGCACTATGGCGTTGGCGCGGATCGCCAGACCTATCTGTGCCCCGAGAAGATGGGCAAGGGCAAGTGTCCCATCTGCGAAGAGCGCCGGGCATTCGGCAAGGATGCCGATCTCGACAGCCAGCGCGACAAGGACTACATGAAGGAGCTCGACCCGAAGCGGCGCGTGCTCATCTACGCTGTCGACCGGGACCATGAGCGCGATGGCGTCGGCGCGTGGGCCATGCCTGCGGGCACAGACGAAGACCTTGTGAAGATTTGCAAGGACAAGCGCACAGGCGAGGTGCTCGCCATCGACCACCCCGACAAGGGCTACGACTTCTCCTTCGAGCGCACGGGCAAGGGGAAGAACACCAAGTACGAGGGGCTCGCCATTGCGCGGAATTCATCGCCTCTCGGTGACGACCGCTGGCTCGAATTCGCTGTGGACAATCCGTTGCCGGATCAGCTCGTCTTCTTCGACTACGACCACATCGCCCGTGAATTCGGCGGCGGCGGTGGCCCCAGGGAACACCGTGACGACGATGATGATCGTGGGCGCGATTCCCGTGACCGCCGCAACCGCGATGACGATGACCGCGGCCGGGATCGTGACAGGGATCGCGGGCGAGGAGATGATCGCGATGACCGGCGTGACTCGCGGGGCAGCCGCGACACCAAGGACGAGGTCACGTGGGAATCGGTGCACGAGATGCGTCGCCGCGAGATGGAAGACCTCATCGAAGCCGAACGCCTCGACATCAATCACAAGGAAGCGAAGGACGATGACGACCTCGCCGACTGGATCTGCGAGGAGATGAAGCTCAAGAAGTCGGAGCGCCGGGAAGAGCGCCGCAGCTCCAGCGACGACAGCGACAGCCGCCTGCGCGATCTGCGCGAACGCATCCGCGACTGACATGACGACCCGCAGGCGCATACAAGCGGAGGAGGCTGCGGCCTCCTCATACTTTGCCAAGCCGGGGGACAAGGGCGATGTGCGCTTCTTTTCCTCCGGCTGCGCGGGCGTGGACGCAGCTCTCGGCGGTGGCTGGGCGCTGGGCCGCGTCTCAAACATCGTGGGCGATCGCAGCTCCGGCAAGACCCTCCTTGCCATCGAAGCCTCTGCGAATTTCGCGCACGAGTACAAGGACGGCCTCATCGCCTACCGCGAGGCCGAGGCCGCGTTCGACAAGAGCTATGCCGAGGCCCTCGGCATGCCCATTGATCGCATCTCCTTCGACGGCAAACCTCAGAAGAAGAAAAAGACCAAAGAGCGCGACATGACTGGCGACGACGTCGAGCGGCCCCGTCGCAGCTCCAAGGCCGAGGAGGAGCCGGAGTGGAAGATGGAGACTGTGGAGGACTTCTACGAGGATATGTGCAATTTCCTCGACGAGTGCGAAGCAAAGAAGGTTCCCGGCCTCTACATCCTCGACTCCCTCGACGCGCTCAGCGATGATGCGGAGATGGCGCGCGAGTTCGGCGATACCAACACCTTTGGTGCCAGCAAGCCTAAGAAGATGACAGAGCTCTTTCGCAAGCTCGTGCGTCGCATCGAAAAGATGGGCGTGCATCTCATGGTCATCTCGCAGCTCAAAGAGAAGATCGGTGTCCAGTTTGGCGAGAGGAAGACGCGGGCCGGCGGCAAAGCTCTCGACTACTACGCCTCCCACATTGTCTGGCTCGCTGAGGATGACACCAAGATCACAAAGACCATCGAAGGCGTCAAGCGTGTCATCGGCCTCAGCGTCCGGGCTCGCGTGAAGAAGAACAAGGTCGGCCTTGCACATCGCGAGTTCTCGTACCCTGTTCTCTTCGGCTACGGCATCGACGACATGACAGCCAACGTCGAGTGGCTCATCGACGTCAAGCGCAAGGACAGGCTCGCCGAGGTCGACCTCTCCGAGGCGGGCTACAAGATCAGCATCGCGGCCATCCGTGACAAGGGTGGCGAGCGTGCCCGGGAGATGCGCAAAAAGCTGCGCGCGATTCTCTTCCAGGAATGGGAGCGCATCGAGTCGAAGTTTTTGCCCAAGGCCAGCAAGTACTAAGGGCGCAGCAATGTACGATCACACCGACATCCTGCATCTGGAGAGGCGTGTGATGATGCCATCCGCTTCGCTTCTGGGGCGGATGGCATCGAAGATGATCTCCACAGGCAGGGCCTTCGAGCTCTTTCCAGCATCGCATGTCATGGAGGGGCATGCTTATCACGAGTTCATCTGCAAGCGGCTCAAAGAGGAATGCAATGCGAGAGGCGCGTACAACTTCAGCGTAACCTACTGGGAGTTCCTGTGATTGGCCGCTTGATCTGCCCCGGCACGCTGCCTCGTTGGTCGAGCAAGGAGCAACGCGTCTGGCATGCCGATGCTCCTCCTCACATTGGCTGGTGGAACGCGAGTCCTCATCGGCGATTCGATGAATGGCGCTGGTGGGATGGCGCGCGCTGGTCTGTCGCTGCTTATGAGTGGGAAACGCCTTATATCGCGGCTCTGTGCGCGCACCGCCCTGAAAGGCGCTGGTTGCCTCCTATCATCCTCCCATGGACCGATTACTGGCCCGACGATGGCCTTGTCGATCGTATCCATCCTGAGACGGGCGCCATCACAGGAGCCATCTCCTGCAAAGAGCCGTGCGGGTTGAAGGCATGCCGTTACGGCTGCATGCGAGGAAAGGTGATCCCGTGATCCATATTGGCGTCGACCCCGGCATCACAGGAGCCATCGTCATCTACGACAGCGAGAAAGACCTCATCTTGCACTGGACGGAGATGCCCAGCATGCAGGTCGGCAGCTCGTCCCGCGTGAATGGGGCCGCGCTCACAGACTTCCTCGAAGAGAACATCCGTACAGAGTGCGTCCATGCCTACGTCGAGCTTGTTGGTGCGATGCCCGGGCAGGGCGTTGTCAGCATGTTCAATTTCGGCTGCTCGTTCGGCGTGCCGCTCGGCGTGCTCGCTGCGATGCGCATCCCCTATACGCTTGTCACGCCCCAATCGTGGAAGCGCCGTGCAAGCCTCATGGGTAAGGATAAGGATGTCGCACGCTCGCGCGCCATCCAGCTCTGGCCCTCATGGCGAGCTCTCAGCCAGAAGGGCACGGGGCAAGCACTCGCAGATGCTGCCCTTATCGCGCGCTTCGGCCCTGAATTCTCCACTCACCCACCCAAGCAAGTTACCAAACGGCGAAGAATCGCCACCTGAAAGGAAGCATCATGTCTCTGCAAATCGGAAACCTGCCCTCCCGCGCCCGCACATCGCTCCTCGCCGCGATGACCGCGGCGCAGGCGAACAATCCCTCGCACGCCATGCCGCTTTTCGCGGCCGACGGCAATCTGCACATCCAGACCGAACTGAAAGGCATCACGCCCTCCGACGATGACGAGCAGGACTATCCGTTTGTCTGGTCGGGGCGTCCTGTCATCAACGAGATGGACTTCCAGTGCTCGCCGATCAAGAACCAGAAACAGGCCGGCGCGTGCACCGCGTTCCATGCCACAGGCCACGCCGAGCGCTACGCATTGAAGGCTGGCGTCCTGCCCCCGGGCGGATTCAGCGAGCGCGCCAATTACAACATGTCCCGCTCGCTTCTCGGCTTCACGGGCGACTCCGGCGCGACGCTGCGTGCCGCCATCCACGCGGGCCACAAGTACGGCTTCCCGACCGAGGCCCAGTTCCCGTACAGCGATGCCCCTGCGATCATCAACGACCTCTCCATCCCGGATGCTGTGATGACGGAAGCCGCGCTCAACAAATTCGATGCCTACTACCGCATCGATAAGAGCGTCAAGGACGACAGCGTCATCCAGAAGCGCATCGACCGCGCACTCGCCGACGGCATGACGGTGGGCGTCGGCACATTTCTCTTCCGCTGGTTCTATTACATCAAGGGGCCGCTCTCGACGCACAAGGCCGTGCGCAACAATCCCATCCAACTTCCGGCCGGCCAGAGCTGGTGGGACATCATCGGCGGACACGCGATGGTCTTCAAGGGCCGGAGCGATTCCATGGGCGGCTACATCACGCGCAACTCATGGGACACCATCTGGGGCGATCAGGGTGAGTATCTGTTCCCGTTCGAGGACTTGCAGTACGCATTCGAGTTCTGGGCGGTCGCGGGCTTCGATGGCAGCGACACAGACCAATCGAAGTACGACATGGACAGCGCGGAAGCCAAGGCATTTCGCCTCTACATGGCCGCGCTCGGCCGCTACCCGGATGCGCCGGGCCTGCAATGGCATACGCAGGCCATCGAGAGCTCAGGCCATTACAACGATGCTTGCGCCTTCATGGCATCGGCGGAGGCGCAGAAGCGCTTCGCAGGACTGTCCGATAACGATTTTGTGACAGCCCTTTACAACAAGGTGCTGAATCGCGCTCCCGATTCTGGGGGCCTCTCCTACTACACCAATCTCCTGCGCAACGGAACGTTCACTCGCCCGGGAGTGCTGATGAGCTTCGCCGAATCGCCCGAATTCCGCACGCTGCTCGCACCGTGATCTACAACGACTACAACGACATCATGGCCTACGAGAGCCTCGTCTCCAGGCGTTGGTTGCCTGCCTGGGTCGAGGCTCCTAAGCAGGAGCAGACGCCCGAGGAGCGCATAGCGGAATTCATTGAGCAGGCAACATACGCCGCGCTCGCTGACATCCATTACGATGCTCTGCGGCTCAAGCGGGAACATGAAGCGCGCTGGTGGCTTCTCATGCAGCGGCGATACTTCCCTCGTGGGATAAGCCGCCCCTTGGGTTTCATCATCCCCATGCAGCCTAGTGGCGTGTATGCTGCATGTATCGGAGCAGGGGGTGGTGGAGGAGCTGCATCATTCAACGCCGAGCATCAATGTGGAACAGCTTTCGAGTTTCATCCCTTCCACTTTAACTGCCGATGCGCGACGCATGTGCATAGCGGAGTACAAGGCGCAACCACAGGGCCTGCACTATGAGGTATCCCATTCTGCTTGTCTCCGACCCGCACTTCACAGCCAATCCCCGCGATGAGTACCGCTGGGGCCTCTGGCCGTGGCTTCGGGCGCAGTGCAAAGAGAATGGCGTGCGCACAATCGTTTGGTGCGGCGACCTCTCCGATGCGAAGGACTTCCACCCATCGGCTCTTGTCAATCGGCTAGCGTTCGAGGTGAAGGAAACCTCAGCGCTCGCGCGCCAGTACTTCATCCCGGGCAATCACGAGTGGCTCAAGCGCGGGGAGGAGTTCTGGAGGTTCCTGTCCCATGTGGCAGAGAACGTGCATTACATGACGCAGCCCTGCGACGATCCGTGCTATCACAAGGATGGTCCTGTCGTCCGCTTCTTGCCCTTCACCAAGACCCCTGCGGCCGACTGGGCCGAGATGCACACCTTTGAGGACTACGACCTTGTCTTCATGCATCAGACGGTGCGCGGAGCTCGGTCGAGCAACGGCGAGGAAATGGAGGGGGAAGATGTGCCACTGGAGAAGCTTCTCACAGCAGGCTATGTCTTCTCCGGCGACATCCATGTGCCGCAGTCGTTTGCAAAGAATGGCGAGTATGTGGGCTCGCCCTACCACGTCCACTTCGGCGACTCTTTCAAGCCGCGGTGCATCCTCTTGCCGCAGCGCTCCAAAGGCACATGGCTCGACCTACACTTCCCGACCATCTCCCGTCTGACACTGGACTGCCGGAATCTGGACGAGCTGAGCGATGATCTCTTCGGTGGCAAGCTCAAGGCCGGCGATCAGGTAAAGATTCGCATGCGGCTGCTCCCATCCGAAAAGCACGAATGGAGGGCCATCCGTCGCCTTGCATTGGCGGACGCGAAGAAGGCAGGCGTGGAGGTACACGGCACCGAGCTCATCGTCGTTGGTGCTAATGGCAAGCCTATCTCGCGCGAGATCACAATCGCACGGTCGTCAAGCTCCGACCCATCGGGCGACATCATGCGCTATGTCATGGCCGAGGAGCTCGGCCCTGATGCCCTCGACGCGGGGCTGGAGGTACTGGAAAAATGAATCAAATCCTCGCCATCATCGGGCGCCCCGGCACGGGCAAGAGCGCACTCATTCGTAGGCTCATGAGACGCACAAGCGACTGGAGAGATTGGTCGCGCAAAGAAGGTTCTGTGACGCTGAAGGGCCATGTGTCCAGCTCCCTCAATCTGCGCATCCTCGGCGACTACAGCGACCCGAATGAGACTTTTCCCGGCACCGATCGCCTGAGCATGGCAATTGCTCCTGTAGCTGTGCGCTGGATGAAGACGCCCGGTATGGGCAATTTCATCTTCGAAGGCGATAGGCTGGGCAATGCAAGCACGCTGCGCTTGCTGTCCCTGCATCACGACATCCGGCTTCGCGTCTACTGCCTCACAGCCCCCGACTGGATGCTCCAGCAACGCTACATGCTTCGAGGCTCCGCGCAGTCGGCGCAGGTGCTGCGAGCGCGTGAGACGAAGATCGCGAACATCTGCTGCAATCCCAATCTGCTTGTGCGCATGCGCGAGAACAAGACATCCGATCAGCTCGAACGGCTTGTGGATGACGCACTGGCGTTTTTCAGAGGGGAGAAGGCGTGATCCCGCTCGCGCTCCGCGTCACCAATTTCCGCAGCGTGCGCGGCACCCAGAGCTTTTCCTTTCCGCAGGAGCCGGGCCTCTACTTCATGCGCGGCGTCAATGAGGTGGAAGATCGCCTGGAGGCCAATGGCGCGGGCAAGAGCACGCTGTGGGAAGCGCTTACATGGTGCTGGTTCGGCAAAACCAGCCGGGGCCTGAAAGCTGGTGATGTCTGCAATTGGGATGCGGGCAAAGGAGCTGAGGTCGAATTCGACTTCTACTTCGCGAATGAAGAGGCCTGCATCTGGACGATGAAGCGCACATGGTCACCGAACTCCTGGACGCTGTCGCACATCGCGGAGTTTGTCACAGACGAGAGCGTCATCGATCTGACAAAGGAGAAGGACAACCTCGCTTTGTCATGGCTGGCGCTCGACTTCGACCAATGGCTCAATTGTGTCTTCAACGCGCAGAACCAGCCGATGTTCCTCGACATGAAGCGCGAGGCACAGGCCTCCTTCTTCTCTGCCATCGTCGGCGCGGATGTGTGGCTTGAACGCAGCTCCCGTGCATCCAAGCTGGCGCAGGACAAGGACAAGGAGCTGCGCGAGCTGGAGCGTGAGCTCTCGAATCTCGAAGGCCGCATCGCAGCCACAGATGCCCATGACTGGACCGCGGAGTCCAAGCAATGGGAGAAGAATCGAAACTCTGATCTTGTGGAACTGGAGACTCAGCACAGCGCTCTATTAGAGCGCCGCAAGGCGGCAAAGGCCGCGCTTCAGCTTTCAAAAGAAAATGAAACGAGAGCTCGCCAAAAGCTCGCTGACGCACATCCAGACTCTGATCTCAGAATTGAATATCAAAGCGCGCAGGAGAGAGCTCGCAACACTGAACGGGAGCTGGGTAAAGAGGAAGGCATCCGTGTCGCCTTACATGCTTCAATGCAGAAGCTCGAAGATGATAAGGATTGTCCCCTTTGCGGCACTCGTATGGATCGGGAGCACCGCAGACAGGAGCTCCGAAAGATGGAGACAAACCTACGCGCCACCAATGCCATCATCGATCAGCTCAAACGGAGCTTAGCCAAAGCAAATGAAGAAGCGGACACAGCTGCCCGCAAGTTGGAAGCACAAGGCGATTTTCTCAATGAAGCACGCTCCAATTTAGATAGCATTCAGCGCGGTGTCGCAGGGTGGGGGCGTGAAATCGATAGCATCGATCGCGAGCTGGATGTGATAGAAGAGCGACATGAGCACCTGAAGGCCGCGCGCAATCCCTATGCAGATAAGCAGGAGCGCGCGGCCGACGAGGCTCGCAGGATGCGTGACGATGCCGATTGGCTGCGCAAGCGCATTGACATGGCCGACGAGCGCATGCGACTCTTCCAGTTCTGGGTGCGCGGCTTCAAGGACATCCGGCTGTCGAAGATCGATGATGCGCTGACAGAGCTAGAGGTGGAGGTCAATTCATCTGTCGATGCGCTCGGCCTCCTCGGCTGGGAGCTCCAGTTCCAGGTCGACAGGGAGACCAAGGCCGGCACTGTGCAGCGCGGCTTCAATTGCTTTGTGCAGTCGCCCGCGAATGACAGGCAGGTGCCGTGGGAAGCGTGGAGCGGGGGCGAGAGCCAGCGCCTGCGGCTCGCAGGCACCATGGGCCTCGCTGACCTTGTCCGCTCGCGCACAGGGGCCACAATCCCGCTGGAGGTGTGGGACGAGCCCACGCAGGGCCTATCGCCGCAGGGCATCCGCGATCTGCTGGAATGCCTCGCGGAGCGGGCGCGCAGAGAGCAGCGCGTCATCTATCTTGTCGACCACAGGAGCCATGACTTTGGCGGCTTCGCCGGAGGCGTGACTATCCGCAAAACAGCCAAAGGGACTATCATCGAAAATGGAGCAGCCAAATGAAGCGGGAGCGCGTCTATCTCCATGAAGCGCGTCAAGAATGGCGTCTCCGCAGACGCCAGAAAGGTATAAATAGGGTATGAAAGTCACTGTCAAATTGCCACCGGCACCCAAGGACCCTATCGCGTTCCGCGATGCGCTCGGAAAGGGCATCGACCCGCGTTCGCTGCCGCATCATCCCGAGCTCAAGCTGACGCTGGACAGCCCGTTACTGGATGGCTGCGACAAGCAAATGCTCGAAGCCCTTGGGCTCAAGCTGCTCATGGATTGTCGAGATTCCGGTCACGGCGTGCCGAAAGACATCCGCTACTACGACAGCTGGAATCACGAAAAAGGCGCAGTCGTTCGCGCAACGGTGGGCGGCAAGGATTGGGCTCTCATGGTCCGCTACAAAGCCAAAGCATGAAGAAGTGTGACACCATCCTCATTCGCGCCTACCGTGAAGGCGCGACAGACCCCTTCACGGTCTACAGCCGCACATCGTCTGACGCGAGCTGGGACATGTTCCTTATGACTGGCTTTATCGAGCTGGAGCAGGCAGCGGCGCGGCGCAAAGTCGGCTTCGAGCCCCATGCGCTGGGAGGGCTGGTGCTCATCTCCCCGCACGCTTCGCTATGGGCGCTCCTGCGTGGCTTCTTCAAGGCCCGGCGCGAGGCCCTCGCGAACACAGGCCGCATCGGCTGGAACAAACGACTGGAGGAAGAGCCAGCAAAGTCAAAGGCCGCTGATGTTAGGATTCTTCAACGTGCTGCAATTGCGGTCGCTGCGCAGGATCTTTGCCTCTATGCACTGGCTTTTGTGGGATTATGTGCGCTTGGGATGCCCAAGCTGATAATCGCCTTGTTTGTGCTGCATTTCATCCTCAACATGCTCCCCATGACTCGATTGCAACAACGCCGCTTGGAATGGTTGGTGCGAAGGGCTGCAAAGTGACAGAGCCCTACAAGATCGCTGTCGTGATGGGGCGTGCTGGGATGAATGACGCGCAGCACGCCTTCATGAAGCACCACCTCACAGATGTCGCCCGGACCCTTGCGGCCCCGGTGCGTCTTGTCGTTCCCGCAATTCCCGACAGGGGCTGCCGTGACAACATCGCGCGCGCCCTGCTTCGCGCGGAGCAGATGATCGAGCCGCTCCGGCAAGCCCTTCCTCGGCTCGATCTCGAGTTTGTGGGGGCCATTCCTATGGGCGAGATCATCCCCATCCTCGCGGCCTGCGACGAGGTGCACTGTGCGACATGCCCCGGCGCGGGCAGCGAATTCTACACCCGCCCCGCGAATGTCATGCGCGCCGCTGCGCAGCATCCGCGGTATCGCGTCTTTCGCTGGCTCCATTATTGGGTGGAGCTCGACCCCAAGCACCTCCCGGCGCAGGATGTCGGAAGGCCCAAGAAGAAAACCCCGCCCCTGAAAGGATAGACAGCATGGAACGCCGCCGCATCAAGATCGACGACGAAGCCGGGCAGCGCGAGCTGCCTTTCGCGCCCGTGAGGCGCCGCATCAGCGATGGCCCGGAGCACGCCGCGCTGACAAAGGTTGCCGCGCCCGGGACGAAAGCGCCGGCCGCGCCCGCAACGCAGGAGCTGATTCTCGATCGCAATGAGTTCCTGTTCGGCATGACAGACTACTCGCGCGGGCAGCCTCCGAGCTCCGGCTACTGGGAGGTGAAGCAGCACAGCGCCCGCGCCCCTGACGGCCACAATTGGTGGTATTCGGCCGCCATCAACAAGTGGCATAGGGGCGTCCCGCAGACAGATTCCCGCCTCGCGGGCTTCATCCCGCACGCGCAGTTCATCCTCTCGCACGAGTGGCGAGGTCTGAAGAAGCCGTGGCCGGAGGCATCGGCCGGGATGGACCAGCCGCTCGCCGGGCAGCCCTATCCCTACGACCTTGAGCAGCGGCCCTTCGGCCAGCCGTACTACGCCGGCGACGCTGTGACAATGGTGCATGTCGTTGGGAAGATGGAGGTCACGCAAGCGGGCGTGTCTCCCGTCGACCTCAATCCTCGCAGGAGAATCAAGGCGTGACCGAGCAAGAAGCGCGAGAGATGTGGTGCCCGATGCGCCATGTCGCATACAACGGGGAAAACGGCGGGACCGTCGCCACGAACGTCGACCCATATGGACGCAATCAGCAAGAGCATCATTGCATCGGGAGCAAGTGCATGATGTGGCGATGGGATCAGAACCGCCCGAGCTGCAAGGACGGCTACTGCGGCCTCGCGGGGAAGCTATGAAGCCCAGCACGAGTACAGGCCTCTGGGCCTCGATCATCCTGGCTTACATAACCGGGTATCATGGGCATGAATATATGTCCGTATACTGGGCAGCAGTCGCCGTCGTTTACTCCACATTTGCTTATTTCGAGAGCAAACGATGAAGCACGGACAAGGAGATCACAGCATGAACAGCAAACAGCCGATTCCCGAAGGCATCTTCTACAGCATCCCGGCTGACAACTTCTACACGATCGCCAACCCGATGACAGGTCAAGGCATCGAGTTCTACGCGCGATGGAAGCCACGATGGAAGGAGTTCCCATATACCCGCAAGGATGTCGTGCTGCACTCAAGAGACATCCTGCCGCCTCCGTATAAACCCCAAAGTGGCGACAGCATCACGCTTGTGCGCGGCTTGGGCCACCAGACGCCGCAGGAGGAAGCGATGCGCGAAGACGCGCTGGCGCAAGCATTCGTTAATGCGGAGACAGCTGCCGCGAACACTTACATGCGTGACGAATGGCACCATTACGACATCAACCGACTCACAGAAGAGGAAGCTCTCACCATTATCCGCAGCGCATGGCTTGAGCGCGCTCGGCGTGCCCAAGACGAAGTGGAACGCCTCAAGGGGCGCATCTTCGCGCTGGAGGAAGAGCTCAAAATCACCGACAAGCTGCTGGAGGAGCGCACGCGCCTGCTTCACACCGTTCCCGCCTGCGAAGCTCACGGCGATGAATGCATGCCCCATGCAATCCAGTGGGTGCAGATGATGCGCGGGATGCCACCCCCGACAGCTTTGACTGGGGAGCATGGAGATGCACCCTCCAGCAACAGCGAATGGGAACCACTCGTCATCGCCCACATGAAGGACCTGCCTCCGCAATTCCGAGCACCCGGAGCCAGCTTATCGACGCCCCTATTCATGCTGCGCGGGCCAGCGACATCCATGCCCCGGCGCCTGATCGCGAAGCCCCGCGATTGCGGTGAGTGCGACGTCTCTTTCGAGTGCCACAACGGCAAATCACCGTGCATCCGCGAGGCTGGGGCCCCACAGTTCGTCGTACCGCACGACCTCATCTCGCATGAAGAGGCATGGCGCAGAGCCATCCTGCTCGCACGAGACAGCACATTGCCTGGCTCCGATTACGCGTATTGGAGCATTGAGCTTTCAGTCTTCAATGTGATGCACAAGCAGCTCGAAGATGCTGTGGTGATCGAGACGGCGAAGTGCACCATCTGCACAAACAACATGGATGACCCGGGCCTGCATTATCCAGGCTGCGTGGTTCGCGACGGGCACTGCAAGAAATCAGGCTGGCAGTGCGATGGGAACGGCAATCTGCATCGAGAGGTGAAAGGGGCGAAGCCATGACCGAACTGACCCCCGACAACGCGCCGACCGGAACCGTCGCGAAGTCGACCCTCGGCGGTTACTGGATCAAGACGCGCAACGGCTGGCAGGCAAGCGGACGTGGTTCCACGTTTCCGCTCCCTGGGGGCGGCTGGGACGGCGAACTGCACCTGCCTGGCTCCCCTGTCGCGCAGGCCGCAGAAGAGGAGAGGGAGGTTGAAGCGTGGGTGGGGGTCGAGCGCGCAGCGGCGGAACTCTACCTAAGCAAGGAGTGGCGGCACTACGACCTTGGCAAGCTGACGCGCGAGGAAGCTGTCGCGATCATCGTCAGTGCCTGGACCGAGCGCGGAAGGCGGCCTCGCGAGATGTGGGAAGCGCACGGCATGAATCCGTCTACCCAACCTACAATGACTGTTTCGCCTCAGCCGAACGACCCACAATGGAAAGACCTCGACTATTCGGGTTCGCGGCCGGGCGACCACGAATGCACCGGCGCCCGTGGCGTGCAGTCGTGCCCCGACTGCGACGGCAGGGGGTCACACGGCAGTCCCTTTCGTCAACCATTCACGACCTGCGGGACATGCGAAGGCAAAGGCACCCTTGGCGTGCAAACGCCTGCCGACGCGAATTGGTCCGAGTGGCTTCTGGAGCTTACCGATGTGCTTTCGCAGCTCTCGTATCAAGACGACGAACTCGGACGGCGTGCGGAAGGGTTGGGGCAATCGCTGCCGAAGCTGCGCGCCACCCTTGGCGTGCGGGCATGCCCGACCTGCAACGGAAATGACGCCAATGCGCCCTGTGCCTTCCCCGAAGGCGGGCAGTCTGAATGCCTGCGTGATGCACGCATTGCTGGCGTGAAAGGACCGGAACATGGTTAAGCACAGCACGACACCCGGCTACGTCGGCGCGCTCGTCACGGGCCACATCGAGCCGCGGAAGGTCGAGTGTCCGAACCTGCCGAAGGGCGAGCCGTGCCCGGTGTGCGGCGGCGCTTACGTCTGCCTCAAGTGGCGCGAGAAGTCGAACGACGCCGCTGGCGTGGCAGCGTGCCCGAAATTCGGCTCATGCAAGGCTGTCGGCGATCACGGATACGACATCCCGAACGTGCTGTGCGCCGACTTCGGCTGTGCAGGCATTGCTGGCGTGGGGGCGGGTGATAGAAAGCCGAAAAGCTAGAATATACTAACGGGGGTATATGGATGAGACGCGAATCGGGAGCCAGTGGCTCCCGATTGCTTTTGAGGGGTGCTGCCTAGATGGCAGTGAGAGCGCTGTCGATGATGCGCTGAATGCTGGGAAGCTGGATAGGACCTGCGCCATCCCAGGAGCGCGAGCCTCCGAGGCGCACGCCCGCCCACATCAGCCAACCCGGCGCGTGGCTGCCGTCGGAGACTGAGATAGCCTCCCGCAGCGTCGCATCGGCCTGTGGGCGCGTGATGGGCTTGCCCCCAGCCGCGTGCACGGTGTACAGCCAATCGTGCACGACAGCAGGCTCATCCGCGAGGCCCCCGGCGAGGTCGAAGATGAAGGGCCACCGCGGCACGCTGGCAAGGTCTGTCACATAGCCGACCGGCACCTCCACGATGCAGTTTAGGACATCGCTCGCGTAGCGCACTGGATTGTCGACAACCTGAAAGAGCTGGCGGCCCTCCCGGAACTGGCCGCGCAGCACCTGCAGGTTGGTCGGCGTGAGGAACTGTGCCACGCTCAGTTCGGCGCGGAGGCCGCAGGCAGGCCGCGAGCTGCGCGCAACATGTCCGACACCTGCGAGGGCTGGATGCCCTGACCGCCCGAGGTCGGAATAGGCCCACACACATCCTCGCGTGCTTGTGCCCACTTCAGATCACGCTGAAGCACCGAAGCCGGCGTGTCGCAGAGCAGGTCCTTCTGCGTATCCTTCGCTGCATCGAGCGTTCGCGCGAGGTCAGTGTGCGCTTTGGCCGCCATGCCCGTGTACCAGCTCGTCGCGGTGGTCGAACAGCCTTGCAATAGGGCAAGCCCCGCAGCGAGCCCGATGAGTGCAAACATCATGGCGAGCGAGCTCCTGCCGGACTGCGAATTGCGCGAGCCGGAGGCGTGCGAGGCGCCGGTGAGGGCGAGCAAGCCCATGCCACACGTCGCGAGGACGCCGAGGAGCGTGCTGTCCGCGTCGGGCCAATAGTGCTTGATCACGATGACCAGCAGGAGAATGAGGACGCCGCCAATGGTGGCGACGATCTTCATGAAGGTCTGGTTTGCGAGGAGCGATGAGATGAAGTCTTTCATGATTTCTCCGTTGGTGAGGAAAGTGCAGCGGGCTCTTGCCCGGGGTGATGGATGATCTCCGTCTTGGAAAAGTCGAAGCCGTCCTTCTCGTAGAGCTGGGCGATCCAGATCGGGAAGGGCAGCGTGTGGATGCCGGCGTTGGGCTTGGTGTGATGCTCCTTGCACAGCAACAGCCCATTCACGCGCATGTCATCGACAAACACATAGGGATTGAACGGCTGCGCATTCAGGAACGCGTCCCAGTCGAATGCGGCAGCGGCCGGTCCCCATCTGCCCGCTTTCGCATGGGATGCGAAGAGATGCCAGTCGATGGCCTCCGCGAAGCTGCGCTCGATCGGATGGTGATGCGCCTCCAGCGGATCGGCATGCGTGTTGAGCTTGCCGCAGATGAGGCAAGCCCCACCATCATCGATCAGCTTCTGGCGCGTGTTGATGAAGAGACGCGAGGCTGTCGTGCGCGGGTCATGCCCCGGGAGCATGATGTCGACGACAAGCGTCTCTTTCTCTTCATGTACTTGCGTGACGGTCTGGGTCATGCGATGTCCTCTCCGGGAATACCCACAATGCCGACAAGCGTCTGCTTTCCGTGGATGGTGATGACGCGATTGATGGGACTCTCCACCTCGCGCGTCGAGATATGCACCCAGCGCTTGCCGCTCACGCCCTCGTAGATCATCTGGCCGATGCCGAGCTCCTGCACCTGCGGCGCGAGGAAGGACGCAATGTGAAAGGGCGAGCCGAACTCCGGTGCCTCGAAGTCAGCCGCATAGCCGAACTGATGGTCCGAAGCGGGCTGCCCACCCACCAGTTTGTTCAGCTCGGGGCACCGATAGCCACTTGATACTGTGATGGCGACATTGCCCAGCGCTGTGCGTACACGCTCCAGCATGTTCGCGACCTCGATGAGGCGCGGCAGGTAGATGCTGGGGGGCGTGTTGTCGATCTTGTGCGCATCCGCGGTGTCGCTGTGGGTGAGCTCCCAGAGGCGGAAGTGCGGCGAGAGCTGGAGGTCTGTCTTACCGGGTCCTTGCATGTTCACGCGCTCCTTCCTCTAACGGGCCGCTGCGAATGAGCAGCGTCTTGACATCACCCTTGACCTCCTGCACGGTCTGCTGGACGACGACGTTGCTCTGCTCCAGGAGAGCCACGCGCTTGTCGAGCGCGTTGTACACGGTGAAGACGGACGAGATGCCTGCGATGATGACGAGGACGTCTGAGGCGCGTATCGTCGGGTCGAAGCGCAGTCCGCGCTTCTCCTCAGGAGGCCGCGCCTTGCGTTGCTGGTGGGCCTCCCAATTCATTGTGGCACTCCCTTCAGGATGTCGCTGACGCGGTCCGCGTGCACAAGGCCCGCACCGACCACATACTGCAAGCCGTCCGAAACGCTCTTGAGGTTCGGGTCGATGTTCTGCCCTTGCTGCGCGGCGAGCTCGTAGGTGGCCCAGAACTCGCGCACGATGGGATCGCTCGCGCCTTTGATCAACACACGCTCTTGCGGGGTGAATGCGAGATAGAACTGCATCGGCGTGAGCTGCGGAAGCAGCGGAGGAGGGGTCGGCGTGGGCGCGGGCGCGGTGAACACCGTGTTGGCGTAGATCATGCCCGGCACGACCGAGTCATCGCACTGCACGCACTCGCTCTTGAGCGCGATAGACAGATTGGTGAAAGCAGGCGTGTCCATCACTTCATGGACAGCCCCGTTGACGATGTATGCGTATTTCATCCGAGCACCTCGATAAAAACGACGCCCGTACCGGCCGTCCCGTTGCCGCCTATGCCCTTGCCTGCGCCGCCGCCGATGCCGCCATTGCCGCCGATGGAGCCGGCCGTACCGCCACCTCCTCCACCCCCGCCGCCGATGCCGCCGCAACCCGCGTAGCTCGTGCTCGCGCCCCCGATGACGCCTCCGCCGCCCGAGCCGTAACCGCCGTTTCCGCCTGCTTGTGCGGTCGAGTTGCCGTTCTCGGTGATGCCACCACTACCTGGTATCAAGCCGAGGCCCCAGCCATCCACGCCTGCATTACCGCCGCTGCCTGCGCCCGCATTCAGCCAACCTCCGCCCCCGTAAGCACCACCCGCTCCGCCGTTGCCGTAGCGATGCCCAGAAGCGCCTCCACCGCCGCTGTTGTTGCCGACGCCGCCGCTGTAATTGACATCACCGCCCGAACCAATGCCGCCGGCACCTGCATCAGCCGCGCCCCCGGTTGCGGAGAACACGCCGCCCCACGACGAAGTCCCGCCCGCGGTCGGTGATCCGCTGGAAACTCCAGCGGCTGCAACTGTGTAGCTGATGACATCGCCGGGATTGACGGATACGATCTTTTCCGCATAGCCGCCACCCGACCCCGCCTTCGCGTTCGATCCACCTCCGCCACCGACAACGCCCACACGAATCTTTGTGCCTGCGGTCCATGATGCGGGCACGGTGTAATTGCGCGTGCCGGGGTTTGTGTCGAAGAGGACGATGGTCGGCTTCATCGCCCCTGTGCCAGAGATGCCCAGCGTAGTGAAGGCCGCCTTCAGCGCAGGGCTCAGAAAGTCACTGAGGAACATTGTTCTTACTCCAATCGCCAGTCACCGGCGCCGTTGTAAATGAGACGGAAGGATTCACCCGAAACGTTGCAGATCAGATTGGCCGCTTGGCCCATGATCGTCTTGCCGTTTCGGTTGACCGTGAGATTGTTGGTGCCCCACGTCCCGAAGGGATCGGTGAGCTCGACGCTGTCTCCTTTCGCAGGTGCAGGGGGCAAAAGGCCAGTCCACGCGGCCGCGGTCGTATCCGCGAGGAAGCCGCCTGTGCCGAACGTCTGCCCGTTGAATGTGTTGTCCAGATAGAGAGGCGCGGCGGCGGCTCCTGGAGGGCCACCATCGACAATCGTCCCTTGGTTGTCGCCGAACTTCGGATAGTGGCCGGCCGTCACGCCGCCTAACACCGCAGCGACAACGCCCGTATTGCTTGACGCATTCGCCTGCGCGGCGGTGCCCAGTGCGGAATCGACAAGCTGAAAGCGTCCCGTCGCTGCGTTGTAGCGAGCGATGTAGATGTTGCCGACTTCAATCTCGCCACCCACAAGAGGCGTCGGACCGCCCGGCCCCTGCTGATAGAGCGGGTAGTTGCCGAAGCCCGTGATCGTGAGAACGACAGCTCCTGTGTTCGGTCCCGTCGTCGCCTTCCACGCAATCGACACCATGTCGTTGATCACGATGAGGTCCGCAGGAGGCACGAGGATGGGCGCGTTTGCTGTGCCGCCCGTCTGCGTGCATGTATGCGGGAAATTGCCACTCTCGCCGATGACCGTCCAGACCGCAGCGGCAGCGTTGCCCGTGACGATGCAGACCCACCAGATGCTGTTCGCTGTGTCCCAGCAGACCGTCGGGAAGACCTTGGGCACGCTCGCCGCATTGCCTTGCACGCCTGCCACATTGCCATTCGGGTTGCCATTGAACACCGTGAACGTCGAACCGACGAGCGCGCCACCAGCAGCTGTGAACGCGGCCTGGAAATTCGCTTCCCAGTTCGCGACCACGCCATCGTCATTCACATTGTTGCCAGCGGGCGCGTGATCCGCGACCCACTGCGAGAGAGCAGCGGCGACAAACGACCCCTGCCTGATGGCAGAGTTCAAATACTCCTTGGGCAAGAGCCCTGTCGGGTAGCCCGAGGTTCGCTGTGCTAAGGCGAGGTAGGCAGCGTTTGAAAGCACATACGCGCCCCCTCCTGTCGCAAAGGTGTAGAACTGATTTGCATTTGGCATGTTTTACGGTCCCGGTATGAAGGTTCCGAAGCAGCCGACATCGGGGCCGGCGATGAAGTGGTTTTCGATGTCGAGGCCGAAGAGCGGGCCGGGGAACGAAATCCATGTGCCGTTCAGGAGCACACCCGACGCGCGAGCAGGTAACAGGAACTGCAGGATGATCGCGAGCTCGGCCGGCGTAGGCTCGGTCCCCGTGATGTACATGAGGATCGACATGTCTTGGTTGTCGAGCTCGGCTGTGTAGGTCCCCGTCGCGCCCCAGAAAGTCGCGAAGGCTGTTACCAGCATGTCCGGCGTGCCATCCCAGCGATTCATCACGATCATCGCTTCAATGAAGCGGCGATATGTATCGTCGTCAAGCGCAACCTCGTAAGGCGCTGCCACGGGGTAGATCACATTCGACTGCACGACAATTGTGCGAGGCGCTCCTACCCATTGCCCGAGGAAGTCGAGCTGTTGGCCGATGGCAGCATCGACATCGAACAATCCCGGCATGCTCTCCATGAGGTTGCGGTAGTCGACCGCCCACTGCGCGAACAGCGAGACAAGCGCTAGAAATTTCGGCTTGTCGCGATGCTCACTTGTGATGAGGTCTGTGTAATCGGTCAACAGCGCACTCATACGTGATTCACCGTGATGGTGCCCGGCTGGATTTGCGCGTTGTAGGCGACAGGGATGTCCGAGGTGCCTCCGTTGGCTGTCATGCTCGCAATCTGGTATGTCCCCGCGTACTGCGTGCCAATCAACGAGGCGGGCACCCAGAGGTTGTTGAAGAAGAGTGTCGCGCCGATCTTGATCGAATTCAGATAGTCGTAAACGCTCTGCTCCAGCGCTGCTTCGGCCGCGGTCGAATATCCCAGCACAGGATGCAGATTGATGACGATGTTGGCCGGCACGACCGTCGGGTGCGAAAAATTGATCGTGATGGGCAGGCCATTCGGATCAAGCGTCGGCTCTGCAATCGTGCCGAAGGTGCCGCAGCCCGGACTCTTCTTTGCTGCGATGACAGAAGCGATGTCCGCATCCACGCCCCCATGCACGACGACAGCGACCGAGTGCGCAGGCACACCCACGCTATCCGGCGCTCCGGTCGGGTTCTCGTGCACAGTGAGGTCTGTGACGCCCGGGAGCTGGGCGATGCCCGCGATGATCGCGGAGACGTTGTCGGCCGAGCTGTACGCCACAGATTGGCTCTGCCTGCGGCGCAGGTCCGCGTCCGTCTCGACCGGATTCCCCAGCGTCGCATCGGCGAGATTGGTGACGCTCTGCCATCCCAGGGTCGGCGTCACAATGCGCGTGAGCGTGCCCGCCAGCGCCGGGACAGCGCCTTCATCCGCGCACGTCGCCACCACATCAATCTGGCCCGCATTCGGGATGACAGTCGGATTGGGCAGCAACCACTGATGCTCTGATTGCGCATCCGAGATGATGCCGTTAACGATGTTGACGCCTGCCTGCCCGATGACGCGCACAGGAGCTGTGCTCTGCGTGGGCACATGCCGATGCAGCCCATTGAGCTTCACGCTCGACGAGAGCGCCGCGCCCTGCGCGCTGATGGGGGAGAAGTTGTTGTAGGTCGCGATGGCTGCCGAATTGCAATCGCTCACAGCCTTGCAGAAGATGGCGAGGAGCTGACCGTCTTGGCTGTCAGCGGCGATGTAGGCGTCTGTGCCGAAGATGGCCTGATAGCGCGACTGCGCATCGGCATAGATAGCGTCGTAATCGGGCGCGCTGATGCCCGTGGCGTCGACGGTCGGCGCCCATGTCGCAAGAGGCATTGTGTGCTCCTTTTAATTGTCAAAAGCCCAGCGTCACATTTAGAGGCGTTGCGCCGTAGATGGTGTCGATGACAGCGCCCACTGTGAATACGCGGCCGGCGGAGTTCGCGCGAGAGGCGTACGAGAGGATCGAGCGCACGCCGGGCGTCCCAAGGATGCGTTGCTTGATCTCCAGATCGCGCGTGCCTTGCGTCCTGTTGCCGACGATGTTGGACATCTTCAGCCCCTCGTTGGTGTCGAGGAACCATTCCTCCGTAAGCAGGCGAAGCCGCGTCTGTACAGCCTGCGCGACTGTAGCGGGCGAATTAACCAGCCACACAGCGCCCGGGTCGACTGTGTAGTCGCCATTCGCGTCCAGCTTCCTGTATCTCATCCGACAGGCCCTCCTGAGTTTCCGCCTCCGGGTTGCACGCCCGTATGCACGTGCTCTTTGAGGCCGATGCCATCCGCGGTCACATTGCCCGAAACCACAGCGAGGTCGCCTGTGATGGCTGCTGTCGCACCGCCGATGCTTCCCGAGCCCGAGATGCCCGCTGTGAATGAGATATGCCCGTTCACATGCAAATTCCCGTTGATGGTCGTATTCGCGTCTATCGTGCAGCCGTCGGGGGCTGTGATGTGCGCTGTAGTACCTGCCGAAGCCGTGATCGCACCCGAGGCTTGCGCGTTGATGTCACCACCTGCCTGAGCATTGATGCTCCCTCCTGCATCTGCATTGATGTCACCCGTCGTGACCACGTTGAGGGCGGAGTCGTCCGGTACCAATTCAACATATGTGTTCCCTGTGTCCGTCCTGAACTGTGCAGTATCCGGCGAGATGGCCGGGATGACGTTCGGCAAGCTGCGCGGCCCCGGGATGAAGAAGCCATCCGAGAGGTCATGCATGCGGAACTCCATCTGCACCTGCGGCGCGGGCACATCGTTGTCGCCCCTCCATCCGTGCTGCCACCACGCATCGATGCAACGCGAAGCGATGACGACAAGGCCCTCGTCACCATTCTTCAGCCCGAAGGTGAGCGTGCAGCCGCCACCTGCCGGAAAGACTACAGGCACATCGAGCAGCGGCGGGATGCTGATCCACTCAAAAGTGCCGTCCGGGTTCTGCGCGCGAGCCTGTATCAGCGTCTGGCATGTGCAGGTCTGCTTCTCAGGGTCGAAGGCGACAGCTCCCGGCGCATCAGGAGCCTTGTCCGTGACGACTGCAGGAAGCGCTGTCCATATCCCGGCCTGATGTCCTTCGAGCATCGCGAGGAGGGCTGTGAGCGACTTGCCGCTCCGCTCTCTTCTGTCCATGCGCTCCTCCTATTGATAGCCGTAAGGCTGCACCTTGCCTGTCGTCGGATTGACGGTGAGGCAGATGATGTCTGTGTACCACTCCTGTCCGCGCGTATCGCCGGAATGCTCGGCCACATAAACGCGATAGAGGCCGTCCGCGGTCACGCTGGCGAACTGCTGGATGCCGGCGTATTTGTCGAACGCGAGCTGGGCTCCCGCGATGGCAGCATTCGGCGCTTGCAGCGTCTGATTGATGCTCGCGTTGTCGATCTTGACCGTGCCCCCGGGCACAATCTTCGGATTCAGCAGCGCGCGGGCGCGAATGCCCTCCTGCGTCTGCTCAGGGCGACCAATGAGCCCTGTCTGCGCGGTCAGCACGACAGGGTCCCCTTGCAGGTAGCCGTCGAGCGGGATGATCTGCACCTTGCCGTTCTGGATGCTCCATGTGCATAGCTGCGTCTTCGCGACCTGCCGCAACGCGGCCTTCGCATAGCCGAAGAGCACCTTGCCCCGAGGCAGGATGCCTCCCGTATCCGGGAACTGAATCTGCCCGGCTTCCACGCCAAACGGATTCATCGCCCCGATGATCTTTGCCGCGCGTTGGGCGGGCGTGCTCCCGGCCCTCAGCGATTCACGCAGCCGTGCCCAGTTGTAAGCGATGTCGCCATCGGCCGCGAGAATCTCCAGATAGGTCGAGATGTTGTCCTCGCGGCCAATGCGGAACTGCTTGATCGTCCCATTGAAGATGACGCCGAAGTGGCCGTTCACATAGCCCGCCTGGAGCACGACCTGCGAGTACTCCTCGCGAATCTTCCGCATCGTGTCCTGGCTGAGGTTGTAGATGCGGATTGTGCAATTGCTCGGGCTCTCCTCATCCTCCTGCGCTGTGCGAAAGCGGATGCGGAAATTGGAGAGGTCGAGGGGCTTATCGGCGTTCGCGGAGACGTAAGCGCTGGGGTTATTCTGCGAGAAGGTGTTGTCGGGGTTGTAGATGAAGAGGGAGCAGCGCCTGAGGTACTGCACGCCCTCTTGGACCTGAGCCATCAGCTCCCTCCTTATTGCGTCGACACAACGTAATACACATTGCCATCCTGCCCGAGATTGGCGTAGGTCGGCACAGCATCCGCGTTGTGATCGGTCTGCACGACAATGCTCCCCTCGATTCCTGTGTAGCGGTAAGGGGCGAGCAAGTCGAGGCCGGTGACAACAGGGATGCTGCTCAGGATCGGGTTCTTGTTCTCATCGGCGATCGACAGCATCCAGCTCTGCGCCGCGCTGTTGAATCGCCATGTGAGCAAATAGCGCTTCGAGCCAAGGCGTGCGAAGAAACTCTGCGCCTTCGGGCTCAGCGGAAACTTGTAGGCCTTGCTCATGCGAAGCCCTCCGGCGCGTCGGCTTCGATGCTCTCGTTGCCGGCGTCTTGGTTGTATTCGGTGCCCTCGGAGAGCTGCGCATCGCCTTGGTCGACGGTGGGCGCTGTGTCCTCCGGGGAATCCTGCGAGCTCTGGTCGGATGACACAGAGCTCTCCACCACATTCGCCACGATGAGAATTTCCTGCATGTGGATGCGCAAGAAGAGCGCGTTCTCCGTCTCAGCGTTGGTCTTTGTCGTCAAGCCGACAATGAGCATGTTCTGGTAGAAGCGCTTGCCCGTATACACATCGAACGGGATGCGGCTGTTCTGGAGGTCGAGGAAATTCTGGTAGGCATCGATAATCTGCCCCACCCCAGACCCCGTGAGGCTCGACGAGAGCGAATCGAGGGAGCCTGTGAAGGCATCCGCGACATCCGCCGCCGCACCTGACAGTGCATCGCTTGCTCCGCCCAGCGCATCCGACAGGCCACCCGGCACATTGCTGATGACCGAATCGCCGATCTGCGTCAGCGCGCCTGTCACATAAGTCCCAGCGGCCGAGAGGGGAGCTGTCACCACATCCGAGAGCTGGCCCACAGCATCGCTCAGCGTATTGGATGACAGCGCCGCTTGATTGGCGAGGTCCACAACCCCGCCAATGGTCCCTGTCACAGCGCCCGCGATGGAGCCAAGCACAGAGCTCGACGAACCGAGAGCGTTGGAGTTCGGGGAATTGCTCCACGCCGCGGTCACGATGAGCTGCGCGGGCTCCTTGTACGCGTGGTCTGTGATGGAAGCGCCGCGCTCGACAGGGTGCTGCGTAATGCGCAGGGTGTCGTGATGCTCCTCTTCGATTGTCACCATGGCGACAAAGTCGCCGATCTGGCGCTTGGGCTTGACAAGGATCGCATCCTCGCCAAGCTCAATGCCGATTTGCAGGAGTCCGGGGAAAGACATCTCTGGCTCCTTGTTGTTGCGTTAACGAATCTTGTCGGAAAGCTGCCGCGCGACATCTCCGAAGACCTGCCGCTGGCTGTCGGCAATCATGTTTGCCGTATCGCTCGCGGAGGAGGTCTCGTGGACATCAATCTTGGTGTTCGCATTGACTGTGATGTTCGCACCCTCGGCGCCACCGGCAGCGCCCGGCTCCAGCCCCGCGATGTACTTGCGAGTCTCAGCCGGGAGATGCCCAAGCACATAGCGGTCTTGCTCGTCCTGCGACCAATCCCCATGTTGCGCCATCGTGCGCTTCATCAGCGCGTCAAGGTTGCCCTGTCCCCAGTTATAGGCAGCCAGCGCGAAGCGCAGGTCACCGTACTTGGAGGTCAGGTCCTTCATGTAAGCCGCAGCAGCTTGAGCCGAGCTGCCGAAGTCGTTGGGATTCTTCAGCCCATAGTCGGCCGCGGTGGCGTCCATGAAGCCGAAGTGTCCCTTCGCACCTGCAGGTGAGAGCATGTGCTGTCCTCGCGTGCTCTCTTTGCGCCAGATGTAATCCAGGAGGCCCGGAGGCAAGCCCTTCGCGGCCTCAAGCTGCGACATGAGCTCTTCCTCGCGCGGATGCTTGAGGAACTGCGTCTCCGGCACGCCGGGTGGCTGCGCGCCTTGCGGCACTGTGACAGGAGCCAACACATCCGGTGCGCGAACCGCAGGCTCTGTCGCCGCATCGACCGCGGCCGGATCAAAAGGCACGCGCGGCGTGCTCCTGTAATTCAAGGCGTCGAGCGCGCTGTCCTTCATGCGTGTCGCCATGCCCGCTGTCGCTGGATTGGCTGTGCGCGTGCGATCCATGCCGAGGCGTTCCTTGGCATTCGACGAGAGCTCAGCGCCTTCGGGATTCGCCGCTGCGATGCCCAGATACTGCGCGGCTGCCAGCGACGAATCGAAGATCTTGTTGGACCAGCGCGTGTACCACGGCAGCTCGTCCTCTGTGCGTGGCATGCCGAAGCGCCCACGCTCGTCAGGCGTGAGGCGAGCCCAATCCCGATTGGTGGGCTTGTCGCGACCCATGCCTGCGGCCTCGCGCTCATCAGGCGTCATCTGGCTCCACGTCTTGGGGCCGCGCCTCGCGATCTCCTTCTGCTCATCGACCGTGAGCCCGGACTGTGCCGCCGAGGCGGGCGTGATCTTGCCCGCGGTATCAGCCACGCGAGCGATCTCCACCCAATCCTTCAACACATCCTTCATCACGCCCGCGAACTCATGCACCTTCGGGAGGAAGTGCACAACAAGGCTGTCTTTGGCGTCGATGATGTACTCCGACACCTCACGCCACTCGCGCATCAGCTCGACACCCGACTTCGCAGCCTCGTCGACATTGAGGCCCATTTCGGCCGCAATCTCTTTCTGCCGCGCCTGCCACTTATCGAGCTCCTCGATCTCCGTCCGCAACAAATGCAGCGAGTCGGGGTCGATGCCGAAGAGGCCGGCGAAGCGTGCCGCGACATACTCCGGCATCGCATTCAACGAGCGCACAAGGTCCTTCATCACCTCGCCCCGGTCACGCCCTTCGACGGGAATGCCCAGCGATTGGATGAGGCCTTGGATGCCGGGATTGAGACGAATCTGCCGCGCAAGGTTTGTCACCTGCTCGGTGAAATTCTTGATCCCGACCTGTTTTCCGGCGAAGTCAAGTGACTGCAGGTTGGAGGCCGCGCTATCCGCCAGCTTCGACGAATAATAGAGGCGCTCCATCCGATAGGAGAACTCGCCCACAAAGGCCGCTGCGGCTGTCGCAACGCCCGCGAGCGAATGGGCGAGCTTGTTGGCCCGCTTATCCCAGAGCTGGAGGTTTGTGTCGAGGTCCTTCTCACCCTTCCCGTCGACCTTGAAGCCGAGCGAGATGAGATACTCCCGCAGGATGTTCTGCTCCGCCATCACTTACCTCCTATTGCTCTTCGCCTTTTCTTCGGCTGCTTTCTGCGCGCGCCACGAGTTCTCGGTCTCGATGTCGATCATCTCGTTCAGCTTGTAGACATCCGCCAGATCGAGCGTGCCATCGTGGAGCTCTGTGTAACGGCAGCGGCCGTGCGCCATGGGACGATAGAACCAATCCTCGCCGTCGCCCATGTGCACAGCCTCAAAGCCCGCCGCGCCCGGATGCTTTAGGAGCTTGGAGAGGGCGTGTTTCCTCCGAGCCCCTTCAAGAAACCCTGGAGGTTTTCCTGAAGCACCGGGAAGACGATGCGCAGCATGACATCCATGTCGATGTCGTCCGCGAACATCAGCACGCCACCCTTCGCGATGACATCCTGCCAGCCGACGCCGCCGCTGTTATCCAGCTTCACGCGCCGCTGCACAACGCTCAAGCAATTGTGCAGGATGTAGTTGCAGTCGTCGTCTGTCATCTTCGACAGCGCTTCTGCGACCGCGGGGAACAATCCGACAAAGCGCACAGTGCGATCTGCCTCCGGTGCCTTGGGTGCCCGCGCAAGAGCAACGACCTCCGCTCCCATGATTGCGAGGAGTGGCGCCATGCGCCGACTCACCGCAAACTGTTTGAAGGCGTCGAGCTTGCGCGTGGCCCTGTAGGTCTGGCCTGCGACTTCGTACTCGATCATGCTTGCTCCTTAATTGCCGCCGAGGAGCTGCTCCCAGCGAATGGCATCGAACTCCCACTCCAGCACATCGCCGTCCTTGGCGTAGGTGATGTCCGGGATTTTGCGGAAGGCGACGCCTGTCAGCGTGTGGCTATCGCCGCTTGTGCTGTTGGTCACGGTGATGGTGTTCTGGCCGTGCGAAGCGGAGCTCGCACGCTGGAACGCCACAGCCTTCGACAGCACCGCGTTCTGCGGCGAGTTCTTCAGCAGGCGCACGGTGATCTTGGCCGACTTGTCCGCATGCAGCGAGTGCATGCCGGAGCCGTCCGCGCCAATCGTCATCTTGTTCAGGTCTTCGGTGGGGGCAATCGTGATGCCCTCCTCGGCGGAGCCTGAACCCGCACCGAGCTGCGTGGCGATGCCGGGGCCGGTGAAGCCACACGAGACATCGAGGAAGCTGTAGGTAACGCTCATGTTCTCTTTCCTTTATGCCGTGAGGCTTCGGGTTACTGGTTGACGTTGATGAGCACGTTGACGCTGTGGATAGCGCCCGCGAGCTTCGCCGCGATCTGGAACGGCGGGCAGATGCGCGCCGCGCGGTCAGCTTGCGACTGCGCGGCGACGCTGCCGGCGTAGACGTAGAAGCCCTTCGCCATGTAGTCGCCTTGCTTGAGCTGGCCGAACCCTTGCGCGGTCCACACGCCCGGAGCCAGCAAGCCATCCAGCACGAACTGGGACATGACGCCCTCGATCGCGGACTGGATGATGCCGACGCCTTGGTCTGTCTGCGGGATCTTCGTCGGCGAGGAGTACAGCACGTTGTAGATGGCGTTCTGCACTTTGATCGCCATCGCATCGGTGCCCAGCAGGACATCGGTGAATGTGCCATCGCACTGCACGCCTTGTTCGACGATGGATGTGTTGTTGTCGTATGCGACGAAAACGTTGCAGTTCTTTTCCTCGACGCCCGCAGCCTGCGTGCCGGAGAGGTTCTCCGACGCGATGCCCGGCTCCTGCTTGAACTTCATCGTGATCACCGAGTTGGGCTGGGTGTAGTCGGTGGTCAGGATGCGGCCCGCGTAGGAGTCGCAGGCGTAGGCGTCTTGTGACGAATACTGGCAGCACGCGCGCTGGTACTTCGCATCGCGCAGGAGCGCGGCCACGCATGTGTCGTTGCCGAAGGTGAGCGTGTTCGCGTCCTGCGTCGTGACAAACAGCACGTGCTTGTTCGCGCTGCCTTGGATGTAGGCAGCCGCCGCGAGCTGGTCCGCGTCGAGGCCGGTGGGCAGCGTCGCGCCATACCACAGCTGCCCGAAGCGATCATCGAAAACAGCCAACGCTGCGCCGATCGTTTCCAGCGCGGAGCCCGCATAAGTGTAGGCGCCCGCGCTTGTGACAAGGCCCCCAAGCTGGCCGGAGATGTCCACGCCGGACCCGGGAGCCGTGAGGAACGAGACAGCGCTGTTTGCGCCTGCCGTCGAGCTCTCGAACTCGAAGCGGCTGTAGGTCGCATTCCACACGCACGTGATCGTCAACGGCACCGCGGCGAGAGCTGCCGTGATAGTCGCAGCCACGGCGTTCAGATTCGCGGCCAGATGGAAGTCGAGGCCCACGATCGCATGCGCTGCGCCTCCGTCCTGTTTGATGGAGAAGCCACCGTTGACGACAGCTGTCCAGTTCGCGAGCGTCTGCTGTGCGGCCGTCAGCGGAGCGCAGCGCAGGCCGCCCTTTGTCGCTGCCTGCGCCCAGCGGCCCACCTTGATCTGCGTCGGCTGCGGGCTCTGCCCGAACCAGCGCTGCGCCGCGAAATACTCGGGCGCGCTCGTCCCGAAGTCTGTGGCGACCGCGGCCAGCGTCGGATAGACGCGCATCCGCTCGACGATGTCGATGACATCGGAATTGCCAAGCACGAGCATGTCCGAGAGGGACTGCGACTGCGCGCCGGCGGGGCTGAGGTTGACCTGCGCGTTCACCACGCGGGACACAGGGAGTTTGCTCATGGCATTTTCCTTTTATGGGGAAGGGGGATTCACATTGATGTCCTCCTTCCACTGCCCGTTGTCGAGCGAGTGCACGGAGGCGCTTGCGAAATTGAGAATCGGGTAGACGCGGAACACGCGTCGGCGGAAGACCATCTTCTGGTCCCAGCGGTCGTTCCAACGCTGCTTCAGCAGTGCGGGAAGCCTGTAAGCATCCCCGCGCGTGCCCATGTATTTGATGCCCTGCGCGTCGAGCGGCTCGCGGTTCTGCTTGATCTTGATCCCATCCTCGAAACGGCGCTGTATCGCTCGCGCGTTGGGGCCGTAGAAGGAGAGGAAGAGTTCGAGCTCCTCGTCTTGCTGCGAGATGTCCGCTCCGGCATCCACCCCGTAGTAGTCTGGGGAGTGCTGGAGGAAAGGGTCGAAGTCGGCTTTGCCATTCTGGAAGCCGAATGCGACCCAATCCACAGTCGGATCGGGCTGCGCAGGGGGCTCGATCTGAAACCGCGGCCGGACAAGCGTCATCCGCAGGTTCGATGTGAAGCCGATGATCCCGCAGATGACTGTCTGGAAGAGGTCTTCGAGCTGCTCTCCTTCGAGGGGTGGCAAGAAGGGCGGAGGAGCCGCCGCATCGGGGACAAGATAGCCCCCTGTGCTACTGTTGGGTGTCGGTACGCTCATTCGCTCTCCTCTCTCACTGCGTCACATCCGGCATCTCTATGCTCTCGGCCTTCACCTCGTAGAAGCCGGAGCCATAGCGCGAGTAGGGCAGGACCTGCGTGACGATGTAGCAGGTGCCGTTCCACAGAATCAGATCGGGCTGATACGGCACGCCGAGCGGCGGCTGCGGCAGCACAATCGGCTCCTGCGTGTCGTCCGCGACAAGCGGATCAATCACAGGCCCGTACATCGGCGTCTGCGAGAACACATTGATGCGACGAGGAGCCATTTCCCCATCGGGCTTGCGATCCAGCTCGTCGGGCTCCTCCTGCGTCACAACGCAGCCGACATTGTCGAAGCGCCAGAACTTCACAGGATTCGCGCGGCCCTTGCTTGTCACGCCACCGCTGCGCCGGATGATGGAGCACAGGTCCGAAAACATCGGATCGTCGAGCACAAAGGATACGTCGAGCTCCGGCATGTCATCTCCTTCGCGTGACTTTTAGATTTGCCCGCTTGATGCCGGCAAGCATCATGGCGGAGACTCTGTGATGTCCGTCCATCAGAAGGAGCTTGCCACCCATTTCATGCACGGCGATTTCACCCTCACCGCGCCCAACGTTATTTAAGTAGCTCCAGATTCCGGCACGCGTCACATACTCCTGCGTTGGAACGAGGTCTTCTAGGGAGATGACTTCCTCTCGCGTCTGCGGCTTCCCCTTGCGCTCACCCTCAGCTTCAGCCATCTCCATTGGATCAGCTTCCGGGTGTTTGAATAAAAGCGAGGTGTCAATCTTCCCGTCCGCGCTTTTCGGTATCACAGCCAGATGGCGCTCTGCACGGAGACGCGTCTCTTTGTCGTACTTCTTACCAGAAGGTCGACCCGAGCTAGACCCGGCTCCAGTGCCAAACTTGCCATCCTTGGCGCGCGGATGTTTGCTCTCGTCCCAGCCAGCGTCGTAAATGTGCACATGGACATGCTTGGACATGTCACTTCCTTTCCTTGCGGCTGCGGATGACGTATGTAATCGACTTGAGCATGTCGCCCGTATCGATCAACGGCGTCACAAAATCCATGCTGGGCTTCGCGCCCATGCTACGTGAGAGCAGCTCCAGCCCCGGCCCAACGCGGCCCTTACGCTTGCGTGCACGAGCCTTCAGCGTGCTATCGGCCAGCGGGGGAGGGATGCCTTGCTGGATGGTCTTCTGGATGGCGAGCTGCGCGGTCAGCCCCGCGAGATGCATGGCCCTCTCGACCTCTGACGCGTTGCGCGTATTGAAGGCGACTGTAGCCACACGCCGGAGCTGCGTGGTGAGCTTCGGCTGCACAGACTGCACCCCCGGCACCATGAATGGGCGCGGCGGGATGCCGACCTCCGGCGCTCCGTTGTCATGGATGTAAGCAAGGGATGCATTGCTGATGTACTCGACTCCATCCTCATTGCGGACATCTGTCGTCTCTTCGGGCACGCCCACAAGCACCTCGACATCCGCCAGAATCTTCAAAGCCGCAGAGAGCTCCCCGAGGCCTTGTGCATCGCGGGGCGCGCGGATTGTGACTCCTGACCCCTTGCGCGTGTAGCCCTTCGCCATCGCATCAGGGGTAGTTCGGCGGGAACATCGGCCCCGCCCACGGATACACGCCCCCGCCCGCACAGCCCGGCCCCGCACCCGATGGGCTCACCATCACAGGCCCCGCACCGATCAGCCGCGCGAGCTGGAGATAACGCAGCCCGTAGACCGAGAGGTTCCAGTGCCCTGCGTCGGGCAAAAGGATGTTGTGCAGATCGCGCGTGTACGACACCTTGTCGACGCCTGCCGAGGTCAGCGGCCCCAGAATCTGCCCGGGGTTCTGGCCTTTCGCGGAGAGCTTCTGCGCCTCCGACTCGAGTGTGAGGTTGTGGGCGACAAAGAGCTCTGTGCCGTAGTCGGCCTTGGTGCCCCACCGCGGGCCGATGAAGCCTTGCAGCCCGTTGCTGTTGCCCTGCGCGAGGTCCAGATAGAACTGGACCTGCGGATCGGGATAGCGGGTCGGGTAATTGAACTCGGGGAAGTCCGTGCGGAACTTCGTAATGTCGACTGTCATGTTCTGCGCTCCTTCCCCGAGCTACGGGGCTCACTTCTCGTCCTGAACCACCTCGACGCCGTTGGCGATGCTGTAATCGTGCTCGGCATGCGACTTCGGCATCTCTTGGATGCCCGAGTCGTATTGCACGATCTCGCTGCCCTTGTCCGTCAGCACATGCAGCCGGAAGGGACGCGGCACCGTCACCGTCACCTTCGGATCGCTCTTCGGTGCCGCTGCTTTGTCCTCGCTGCCAAGGTCCGCGAGGCGGCGGCGTGCAGCGGGCGTGCCCAAATGGTCATGCGTCTGCACAACCGTGCCACCCGACGATGCGCCCTTGCTAGCCGAGGCGAGTGCTTCGCGCGGGTCTTTCTTCGGCGTGACTCGCTTGGTCACGCCTTCCTTGTTTGTTGCCATGTTGGCTTCTCCTGTTGATCGAACGCAGACGAAAAAGGGGAGGGCGACTGCCCTCCCCAATTCCGCCATGGCGACAGCGAAAGCTGTTTAGATGCCGTCCCGGTAGGCCATCGTCTCCGGGTACACCACCTCGACGCAGCCGAGCCGGCCGAAGTAGGTGCACTTGTGCCAGATGGAATCGTACTGGATGGGCGTGCGCGAGAGCGGCACCATCGGGAAGCGCACGTACTTCTCTTCCTGCGTGTACACGACCATGCGGTCGTGACCGTTCGCGGTGCCGATCGTGCCACCGGCGCCGGCGCCCACCAGCCATTTGCTCGGCTGGATGTCGAGCTCGCGCTTGGTCTGCGCGGTCACGATGTTGTTCTCCATGATGTAGGTCAGGATGGAGACCGCGGACGAGGAGCCCGCCAGCGCGACAAGCGTCGTCGACAGATACCCGAACTGCGAGGGCGGCAGGAGGATCTTCGACGGCAACACAGCGTAGCCGGACGCGGCCCACACCGACTGCAGCACCTCGTTGAAGTCCGCGAGGATTTGCTGCGGCGTCTTGGTCGTCCATGCCGTGCCGCCGCCCGGGTTCGCGACGTTTGTGACGTTTGTCACAAGAGCGTTGTTCACCAAGCCCGTGGCAGCCGCGCCGTTGACAAGCACGCTGCCGTCGCCGACGTAGACCATCTCGTCGGTGTCCATCGCGTGCTTGAGCGTCAGCGCTTCGTACTTCTGCTGGTCGACCGGACGCCCGAGCTTTGCCGCAGCCATCAGCTCGAACTCGGTGTACGCCAGCTCCAAGCCCCACGGGGTCAGCGGGAACGGCGTCTTGCCGATGTCGACGGACACGCCGCCGATCTGGTCGGAGGCCTTGCCGATCCACGCCTTGCCATTGCGGATGCCGTTGCCCTGGCCGAGGTTGCCGGCCGAGCCGAACGAGCTCAGCGTGAAGGACGACACATCGTCCGCCATGCCGACATCGCCGCGCAGATTGATGTCACGCTGCCACGTGACACTTGCCAGCGGCATGTGCAGCGTCTGGTCGAGGCGTTCGAGCTCGCCGACGAGGAACGCGCCGGTCGAGTCGTAGGTGCGCTGGACCATCTGCCCGGTGGGCTGGAAGGTCGCAGCGTCGTACGTCGCGAAGCTGCGCGTGACGGGGAAGTCGAGTGCGCGGCCGCGCGCATCGCCGAACGCGTTGATCGGCTGGCGCGGGTCCGCGAACGCGGCGTGGTCATGGGTGCGGGCCTGGATGAGCGTGCCCGCCGCCATCGCTGCGGCAATCGCAGCCGAGGAGAAACGATGCTGTTTCATGTCTTGCTATTCCTTGATGGGTTGTCGTTCAGACGGGGCCGTCGATCAGGAGACCGCGGGGAAGATTTCGATCTCGGCAAGGCCGTTGGCATCGGCAGGACCGCGGAACTTCGCGTTCGCGATCTTCACCGTGTTGCCGGCCGAGGCAGCGGTTTCCCAGCCGCCCAGCACATGACCGCCGCCCGTCGCCGCGCACCACACATAGACGTCGGAGTCGATGGTGAGAGCGCCCGGGTTCGCGCCGCGCACCTGCACGATCATGCGGCCCGAGGTCATCAGGTCGTTGGGCACGGTCGCGACGGGAGCCTGCGCGTCGGAGAGCTGTTGCTGCCCGAACGGACCGGCTGCTGTGCCGCCCTGCACGGGGAAAGGCCGCACAAGTGCCCCCGCGATCGCGAGAGGCGTGCTGTCGCTCTGGTCGGCCGCGGTGAGGCCACGCGCGGTGTTGCTGGCTGCCTTGTACAGCATCGCCACACCGTACTCGGTCGGCACCTCGCCCGCGGTCTGCGAGAGCATGACGGGGAAGACAGCGACCGGATGCGTGCGATTGACGCTGCCCGGGAAACCCGCACCCATGCGGTACTGGAACGCGACGTCGTGGGTGCGAGCACGCGCGAAGGAAGATGCGCTGATGGCCGCCATGGCAGCCAGCGCAATGAGGGACTTTTTCATGAGTGATGTCCTGTGAGTTGCTGGATGGGATGGGACCGTGTCACGCGGCGCGCGACTGTGCTCCCTGCTTCGAGAAAAACTTCGCGTACGCCGCGTTGAGCTGCGCCGGCGTCACCTTTGCGGCACCGCTCTGGTCGACAACCTGCACGCTGCGCGAGTCACGCGTGGCGGTGGCGTTGTTGGCGCTGGCCTTGGCGGCGGCGCAGCCGTTGAAGACGACAGCGAGCGTGTCGCATGCCATGTCCTTCAGGGCCGCATCACCGACCATCGCGGTCAGCATCTTCTTGCCGTCTTCGGTCGCGCCGTACTGCTCCAGCGCCTTACGGCGCGTTGCGCACATCGCGTCGACCGTGAGCTTGCGCGGCTGCTTGGCGTCGAAGGTCGGCATCGCGAAGCCCGGCACGAGGATCTCGGTCTTGGAGATGAGCTCCTGCCACGATGTGGCGAGGGCTGCGGAGTCGGCCGTCATCGCGGCTTCTTCCTCTGCCCTCTTCGCGGCTGCGGCGGCATCGGCAGTCGCCTGCGCTTCCCGCGCCGCCTTCTGCTCCGGCGTCTCGTGCGCGGCGTCGCCCGTCCTGCCGCAATTGCCGGCAGACAGATGCGCCTTCAGCGACTCGCCGAGCGTGGTGACAGCGCCCGCGATGGCGTCGACTGTTTTCTGGAGCTCGGTGAAGCGCTTGTCGGGATCGCCGCCATCCTCGCCGCCGGCGTCCGAGGTGCGTGCCGTCGGCTTGCTTTCGCCGTTGTGGATGTGCACATGGATGCCTTCATCGTCCGCGCTGTCCGCGGTGATGCGGCGACGGGGGGTCGCGCTGACCTCTTCGTATTCGACATCGTCGATCTTGATGCGGCGGCGCTCCTGGCCGCCATTGTTTCCAGCCATGATTGGCTCCTTTTCAGTTGATGGTGCGTGGTCGCCGATAGCGCATCGCGGGCCGCAGCGACCTTTACTGACCAGCGCGATGTGATTCCCGATGATGTTGTGCTGACGCCCGTAGCCGGGCCGCACAGTCTCATATGCAGCGTCGTAGCCCGCGCTGATCTCGCGCTTGCCACTGTTGATTGCGTCGATGAAGTCCTGTCGCGTGACGATGAGATCGCCGAGCAGCACATCCTCATCCCCGTCCTTGCCGGGCCGCACATTCACAAGCATCCCACCCGAGAGCTCGGCCGCGTTATCGGCGGTGAGCCCATCGGGGTGCCTGCGGAAGTCGGGATGATCGTTGACAAGGCCCGCACCTTCAAACGACGCAATCGTCGTCGGATTGAAGAGGGCGTCCTTGGTGCGCTCCACATATGTCATGATGGAGTCGCGGGGGGGGTGGTCAAGCACCCCCCCCC